CACCTGATGGGTATCTAGCTACAGTAGATGGTGAATACGATTTTCAAATCGGACCTGCTAAAACAGTAGAAGAGCTAATTAAGATGTTAGCTGATGAAGGTTTTACAAATAAAATATTTGAAGCCGAATTTAAAGGTAAAGACGTTCCACTAAACAAACCAAAACGTGGTGGTTCAAAAGCATACTATGTTTACGTTAAAGACGGGGACAAAGTTAAAAAAGTATCATTCGGGTCTGGTGGCCTAAGAGCAAAAATTAACAACCCAGAAGCACGTAGAGCTTTTGCGGCACGACACAATTGCGACAAAAAGAAAGATAGAACAAAAGCAGGTTATTGGTCATGCAATTTACCACGTTACGCGAAGGCCCTAGGATTAGGTGCTAACAAAAACACATTTTGGTAGAATGGAAAATTTTAATTTAAAAAAATATTTAGCTGAAGGTCGCTTACTAAAAGAAATTGACGGAGATTTTGGTGTTAATTTAAATACACCTGAAAATGCAGTTAAATTTAAAGATCTCCTATCCCAAATGGGTATACCAGCTGAAGTTGATGGTATTTTTGTACAATTTGATGGTAGTATTGATGATATGCGAAAAGTAAGTGTTTTAGCCGATAAATTTTTAGGCGCATCACAAGATTCTTCACCATTTAAAGATGAAAGACCAAGTGACACTATAACACTAGCTGTAGATAAAGCATATTATGATGACGATAAAGGTGAGTTTACTCTAACACCTACAGATGTTATAGTAACAGCTGATAACTTTGAAGATATTATATTTGACGAAGTAGGAGATGAAGAGGTAGATTTTACAAGTTATGTTCGCACATATCCTAAAATCTTTAAAAGAGTTTAAAATGGCAACTTACACCGACTACGAATATAAAGGATACCACGTTAGACATTTTTCACACGATACAGAAAGTGCTGATCTAGTATGGCATCGTGATAGAAAAGATAGAGACATTACTCCAATAGGAAAAACAGATTGGCAAATACAATTTGACAACGAGTTGCCTAGGCCAATAGATGATTGTATCTTTATACCAGAAGGTAAATGGCACAGAGTAATTAAAGGTAGTGGGTGCCTAAAAATATTAATAAACGAATATGCTTGAGTTAATCATTATATTTAGTTTTTCAGTAGCCGCAGTAGGTTACTTAGTTGTATCTACAAGAAATAAAATAAAACAGCCAGGATGCTGTGGACAAAATTGTAATTGCCATGAAAATAAGTCAAGTTAAAGAAGTACTTAATTCAATATTTGAAGAGGACGAAAGTCTAAAATACGCTTTAGCTACTAACCTAGCTAAATATGGTCGTCCTCAATCTAAAAAATCAGATCAACCTTCTAAACTAACTAAAGGTTTAGAGAAGGGTAGAGAAAAATACGTTAAAGATTTAAAGAAATCTATGTCTGAATTAGATGATAGTGGTTTAAGCAAAGGATATCTTGAAGCTAGAAAACTTATTGATAATTTAAGAGCAACTACATTCAGAAAACTAAATGACGACGAATTAGAAGAGTTTAGAAAAACAATTGCGGATGCGTTTGATTTTGATTTAAAAGAAGGTTTAAGTGAAGATAAGGCAGATGCTACGAGATGGTTTAGTAATCTAAAATATTTCTATCAAAAAGCATTTAGAGAGTTAAAAGGTGAAGATAGAGAAACGTACAAACAGTTAGCTAAAGATTTCTTTTCTAAATTAGAAATAGACGATAAAGTACGTCCTGTAGGCTTAGACGAAGACGAAGGCACATTAAATAAAATAGCAGATATGCTATCTCGTAAATTTGACGATTTACGTTTTGATGTAAACACAATGGCTGATCGTATTGATGTTCGTGGCTCACAACAAGATTTAATGAATTTTGGAACTGAATTATCGGGTAAAAAAATATTCGACTATGAAGTGTTCCATACAGATGATGACGATAGAGGAGAAATAGTTCGCATTGTTAAATCAGATTCTATATCTAGAGGTGGTGTAAACGAAGAAGAAAAAAAAAAGCTGACCGCTGCCTTAGAATAGCACGTAGAAAAATGCCACAATCATCTGCTTATCGTTCTGGATTGATCGTAAAATGTAGAAAAGGAATGATATGGAAAAAGGAGAAATAAAAAAATTAATTCGAGAAGTCCTATTAAGCGAGAAAGAAACCTTACGTACTTGGTTTTCTCGTAAAGGGTCGCCTGGTAAAAAAGGTGGTTGGGTTGATTGTAATTCTCCAATCCGTAAAGACGGCAAAATCACAGGTTACAAACCTTGTGGAAGACAAAAAGGCGAAAAACGAGCAAAATACCCATCTTGTAGACCTACACCAGCGGGGTGTAAAGACAAAGGTAAAGGTAAATCATGGGGAAAAAAGAAATGAGATATTTAATAGTTTTATTGGCATTTTCATTAATGAGCTGTGGCTCATTCACACACACTTCGTATCGTGTTGAAAGCGTATTAGCAATTACCGAAAAAGGTGATACAATTGCTGTACCATTACGCGAATTTGAAAGACAAAAGTATAACACTTATACAAGATTTAACTACAATAACAACTGGTACTGGAACAACTGGCGCTACGATTTTAATTGGAGATGGCAACAACCCTTCTTTGCTTACCCAAATCAATTTTGGTGGGGTAATAATCTTCGCTATACTAATCCTAGCAGGGGTTATCGCGCACCTAGTAGACCGCAGGTTAAACCACAAACAAGACCACGGACAAGACCTCAAAGACCAAGAGTAGCTACACCTAGAGGTAGCAGATCAGAATATACCCCTAGAACACCTCAACGCATTCAACGAAATACAACCCCAACTAGAACAAGAACTACACCAAATGTGCAAACACGTGTAAATGTAGGTCGCAACTCTAGTGGAGGTAGACGAAATAATTAATATTTATATTAAAATATACCTACAATGGATAACTTCAACTTAAAAATTTTCATCAACGAAAATAACCTTGGTGCTTATTCTAAACTAGAAGGCCAAAAACGCGACATTGATGGAGACGGAGATATAGATTCAGACGATTACAGGGCTGCAAAAGATGCTGCTATTAAAAAAGCAACTGGTAAAACCGAAGCCATCGCTGACCCAGATTCACTTACCTCAATCATTATGGGAGGTTTAGCCGCGGTTGGTGCTGTTAAAGCATTACCTAAACTAGTTGATCTATTAGGAGACGAGACTGGAGATATCACTGTCGATAGCTTAAAAAAAGCATTGTCTAAAAAAGATACAAACGAGGCATCTAAAGAAGAAGAAGAAACATTCCATAAAAAATTAGATACTTTAGTTCACAAAACATTTGGTCCAAGCAGTGATGAAAAGGACATGAAAGAAGATAGATTTGTAGCTTCATCTATGGAAGATCTAGAGCAAGTAATCAGAAATCTAGCCCATACTGCTAACATATCAGAAGACGAAGCATTAGAAATGGCTATTAAAAAGCTAGAAAATATGCTAGATGGTAGAGATGATATGGATGAAGATTTAGACGTAGGACATCAGGATGATGAACCAAACATGTTAAAGAAAAAAATGTATAGAGCAGCTAAAATGGCAGCTATGTTATACAAAGAACTAGACAAATTTGATTCATTACCTAACGAAGTTGACTTCCCAGATTGGTGGCAAGCTAAATTAACCAAAGCAGCTGACTATTTAAACTCAGCATTCGATTATCTAGATGGCGAACAACAAACAGCTAAGCTAGATGCTATGGGTGAAGAAGTAGAGGAAATGAAAAACCCAGGATATTCTTCATCTAGCCAGAAAAACCAATATGCTAACAGAGTATCTAGACCAACTAAATTTGGTAATGCTCCTGAATTAGATAAAGAATTAGGAGATACAGCTCAAAGAGCAATGGATATTCTAAAAAGAAAAGGATTAGCTGAAGACAACATCAAACTCTCAGACGCACTTTAATGAATAGCAAACAATTAATACAACTTTTAGAGCAAGAAGTAGAAGACTTCATGCAAACTCAAGCCGAAAAGATCGTTAAATTCGAAGACGATCCTAAGGAATACATTCTACAAAAATATCCTTCACTAAAGGCTACTCTAGAAGATTTAATGACAAATAGTTTTGACGAGTACATTACTGGAATCTATGTAATGGCTCCTAAACCAACTACATTCAAAATATTACTTCACAATGGTCAACATTTTTTCCTTATCTATGCTAGAGATTCTTACATAGCAAAAATACAAGGAAAAAAATATTACCTACTTAACTTAGGTGAAGAAGAATATGCTATTAAAGCAATAGCAGATCTACTTACAATGGGTATGCCTCCTGGAGCAAAAGGACCAGAAGGTGAAGAAGAAAATGATACGACAGCAGGCGCAGATGAAACACCAGATGAGGCACCAGCTGACGATGCAGGAGGAGACGATGAAGAATTGGCTGAAACTAAAGAGGAAACTAAGGAAGAAAAGCCAAAACGTAAAACTCCACTTAAGTTTAAGATTTTAAAAGAGGACATAGAAAAAAAAAAGTCACCTCTTAAATTTAAAATTTTAAAAGAAGCCCTATCTCCCGAGGCTCAACAAGCAAAAGACATTCTAAAACAAAACTTTGATCTAGAAGATAAAAATTTTCTAGAAATGACATCTACTAGTTTTAAAGTTTTAATGGACAATAGCGAACGTAGAGATTTCCTTAAAAAAGCATCTGAACTAGACGATTTTGAATTTGAATTAAAAGGTGCTTCTGTAGGTAGATTAAAATATCAACCTGAAGATCAAGCTAAACCTATCTTAATTTATGCTAAACCAGCAAATGTTCAAGGTTTAGGTTCAGCAGGTAAACAAAACGAGGATAATTTCATTAGAAATATTAATGAAAAAATAGCAGAGGCTGGAGGATCAGCAGATATTGATATTGTTGCCCCAAACTCCGAAACATTAACTACTAAAGGTATAACTGAAGTAAGAGATTCTTCAACAGCAGGTGCTGGTAAAGGAGACAAATCAGATGCTCAATTTTTAGCGGACGGTAAAGTACTCCAAAACATATCTTTAAAACAAGCCGAAGGATTTAGATGGGCTTCTGTAAAATCGGACCCTGAATTTGCTCCTTTTATTAAAACATTCATTGATAAAGCCTTGGCTGGTAACATAAAGGGTCTTAAATTAGAACGTAATACAGAAGTAGCAGGAGAAAAATATCTCATGTTTAACGATGAAGGTGAAAGAATCACCTTAGTTGTTATAGATGACTTCCCAGAAGGATTCGAAGAAAGAGTAGTATTTGGACCTGAAACACCCAAAACAGTAGTAGTAGGTGGTACTTTCAGTAAAGACGATAAAGATTTTAAATTAAATGGTAATAAAATTACTGTTCAAGCTGCTGGGATCTATAGAACACTAGAAGACATTGAAAAAACAGGACAAGAACCTGTATTTGTTATAGCACAACACGCTAAAATGTCTTATGGTTTAGATTTTAGAATCTTCCCAGCTAATAAAGCAAAATTAGGTCCTAGATCTAGAGGGGTAAAATTATCATATAACGACGTAGTATAACATTTAGACTGATTCATAGCCAGTCGATTTTAAAAATTATATAGGAGCTGTGGCCCATTTATTGGAGCCACAGCTCTTTTTTCGTATATTTAACAGTTAAATAAATAGTAAATGTCTAAAAACGTAGTAATTATTGGAGCAGGAGTAGCGGGTGTAAACGCTGCCACTAAACTAATTGACAACAATTTTAAAGGTAAAATCACCATCATTGATATGGGAAAAAACCCATACGAAAGACCATACGAAGACGTAATGACCGGATTCTTAGGAGCAGGTGGTTGGTCTGATGGTAAATTAACTTACCATACAGCAATTGGTGGTCAACTCTCAAAGTACACAGGCGAAGATAAAGCCATGGAATTGATGGATCAGGTGATCACTAACTTTAAACGTTTTCACCCTAAACCAGAAGAAGTACAATGTTCAAACCCAGTAGAAGAACCAGATTTTATTAAACCATACTTTGGTTTACGTTTGTTTCCTGTATGGCATGTAGGTACAGATTACCTACATGAGATAGGTAAAAATTGGTACGATTTTCTAGTAGAAAATGGTGTAGAATTTCATTGGGAAACTAAAGTTACAGATATTGATTTTAAATTATCATTAATTACAATGCGTTCTGTAAAACCTGAATTTTCCCAAATGGATGATGATAATATTTTTTATGATCAACTTATATTTGGTGTAGGAAAATCAGGTATCGACTTTGGAAAACAACTAGCAGAAAAATATGAGCTACCTACTGAACCAAAATCAGTACAAATTGGGGTACGCTTTGAAGCACCACAAAAACACTTCCAAAAACTAATCGATGTATCATATGATTTCAAACTTTATCGCAAATTTGAAGATGCTGGCGTATCGCTTCGCTCTTTTTGTACAAACAATAATGCAGCTTATGTGGCCGTAGAGCAAACATATGGAGACCATAGTTACAATGGACACGCTAAGAAAGACGAGGCGTTTAGAAACGATATGACCAATTTTGGTATCTTAATGGAAATTAATGGTATTGAAAAACCATTTGACTGGTCAAGAAATGTAGTACAATCTGTAAACAAAGAAGGTACAGGTTTATATTATAGCCCATCTCGTAGACCATCAACCACATCTGAAGGTGTAGATGTATCCGCTATTCAAATTAATAGCAAAGAGCTAGAAACCGTTAGAGAACAATTTGAAGGATACTTTCAATATATAGACGATTTTATTGCTGATATGAAAAAAGTATTCCCAACATTACAACACGATTGGGGTATTTACATACCCGAAGTTAAATATTTATCACCAGAACCATTAGTTAATTATAACAATTTAAGTCTAACAAAGTATGAAAATGTCCACTTCGTCGGAGACGCTCTCTCAGCTCGAGGAATTACTGTCAGTGGAGCACAAGGAATCTACGTTGCCGAAGACCTTATCAAATAAGGAACTTGGCGATTTGTTAGAGGCTATTGATTTATATTTTCTAATGAATTATGATGTAATGTCTTTCTATGAGAAAGGTACACAAGATGAAATAAAATTATTTTTAGATCTGCGTAGTGAGGTTTTAAGTAAATATAAAGGCCCGGTTCAAGCCTAATATTTATATGTACAATAACAAAACCCTCTACAATGGACGAAAACATAATACACGTTCTATTAACCTTGATTTCAGCACTTGGTAGTGTTGGGGCTTGGAGGTTCTATGAGACTAAATTAAAATCTAAAGCTGCTAGATTTCAAAATCCACAAAAGGCAAACGAAAACTTTATAGCTGATTTACAAGCTAGAGTAGCAAAATTAGAGACTTTATTAATCGAATCATCTGAAGAAAAAGATGAAATGCGTAACATTATTACGGGTTTATCCTCAGAGGTATCTGCTTTAAAGGTAAAAATAGAATATCTTGAAGAAGAAAATGCGTACCTTAAGGGAAAAAGATCGCGAAAATAGTTGGATGTTTAAAAAAGCATTCGTATATTTACGCCTAATTTAAATGTTATATATATGCCTAAAGTAAAAGAAGATTGGTCAACAAGATCAATTACAACCCCCGAAGGAATTAAAATTACCTTTTTCAACAACAAACTTCACAATTGGAATGGTCCTGCTATAGTTTACAATGATGGCAGTAGAAGAAAATCTGAATACTATCTATATGGTATCCAAAGAACTAAAGACGATTGGTTAGAATTTAGACGAGATCGTAATGGTGTCCCTCCGGACAAGAATCCACAAGTACAATCAAGATTTTAATATGAGAAAAGCCGTTATAGTGAGTGGGTACTTCAACCCACTCCATAAGGGCCATCTAGAGTTATTTAGAACGGCCCGAGAATTTAGTGATGATTATTTAATTGTAATTGTAAATTCTGATTTACAAAGAGAATTAAAAGGTTCTAAAGAATTCCAAGACGAGAATGAAAGACTAGAAATAGTCAAATCAATCAAATACGTTAGCGAAGCAAGAATCTCACAAGATTTAGATAAAACACAATGCGAAACCCTAAGACAAATTTACAATGATTATGGTAAAATTTGGGACTTACATTTCGCAAATGGTGGTGATCAAGATAACAAATCTATACCAGAAAGCGTGGTTTGTGAAAAACTAGGTATTAAATTAATAGATGGGTTTGGTGATAAAATTCAAAGTAGTAGTTGGTTATTAAAATAGTAAAGTATGAAAATAGGTTTATGTGGTACAATGAGTGTAGGTAAAACTACATTAGTTAATGAATTAAAGAAATTAGGTCAATTTAAAGGTTTTGAGTTTGCTACTGAACGTAGTGAATATTTGCGTGATTTAGGTATTCCATTGAATACTGATTCAACATTAAATGGTCAAACTATATTTTTAGCAGAACGTGTTGCTGAATTAATAAAAGAAAATATTATAACTGATAGAACTGTATTAGATGTTATAGCATTTACTAATTTAGCTGAATCAATTGATTGGAAAGATAAAGAATATTTTGAAGATTATGCTAGAGTATTTGTAGGTCAATATGATTATATTTTCTATATTTCTCCTGAGGGTACTATTATGGAAGATAATGGTGTTAGAGAAACTGATTTAGAGTATAGAGAATTAATTGATCAGGCTATTATTAAAGCAATGAACACTTATGGACATAGATGTAAAAATGTACATATGTTAAAGGGTACAACACTTGAGCGAATTGAGCAGATGCTTGGAGTAATTCAATTTTAAATATTTATAATAAAATATTATATCATGCAAGATAATTTTAGCATCCGTAATTGGAAAAATACAGTATTACACGAAGATGCCTTCAACGAAGGTGCAGGTGAAGTAGATGTATACGGATATAGAACCCAACATTTTGATATGTGCCCCGCTGCTACAACTTTATTTAAAAATATAATGGCGGGTCAATATACAGATGGTGTACCCTCAGCCAGAGAAGAAGCATCAGTTATAGCAATGGCTAAATTACATGATGCTCTTTTTAATATGGAGAAAAAAGCTCTAGGATATGGTGAGGTAGACAAATCATACTTAGATCAAGCTGAAAGATTAGAGAACGAAATATATATGCAAGCAAGAAATCTCGATTTAGAAGATGAAGTTAAAGCATATATCCCTGGTCATATAGATAGAATTGCAAATGTTGTAGTTAATCCTGCAGATGTGTCTGAACAAGACGAGCTAGAAGATGACGATATTGAACTTGAAATCCCAGGTGAAACACCTACTGTAGATAAAAAATTACAAGCTAAAGCATCTAGACAAGATGTTAAAATTAAAGCATATAAGGAAATTACTTCTAAAATGAAGGATGCTCTTGAAAAATTCAAATCAGCAGAAGGTGATGCTAAGGAAACGGCTAAAGAAGAACTTAAAGCATTAACCCCTGAATTTCAAGCAGCTAAGAAAGAATACGAAAAACTAAAAGGCGTTAAGCTTTGAACAGAATAAATACAGTTATAATTTGTATTGCGGCTATTGCTATATTCTATATCTTAAATAAAGAATCGGATATAGACATAACCCAATATGAAACTGAAATTAACCTTTTACAAATTCAATTAAATGAATTACAAGAGGTTAACGACAGTTTACAAACTGTAGAAAAGGAATTAGAAGCCAAAATGGCTTCTTATGATAATACCATTAGAAATTTAAAAGGTCAAATAAATGTTATCAAAAAAGAAACTAAACGCAAACTTGATTCTGTTGATCAGTTTGGTGATGATGAGCTGGAACAGTTTTTCGCAAAGCGATACAAGCAGCTCAACGATTCAATTAATAAAACCAGTAGCGAAACTGGTAATTAAAGACTTAATTCAGTTCGATGGTTTAACTCAAGAAATGCAATCAATGCAAACCATCCTATCTGAGACAAATCAAAAATTAATTATTCAAGGAGAATTGGTATCTAATTTAAGAATACAGGTATTAAATACCCAAAGCATGTTAGAGAAAAAAGATAACCAATTAAATTCTCAAAAAAACGCTACTATTTCTCTACAAAAGTCATTAAAAAAAGAAAGACGAAAAACCAAATTATATAAAATCACCTCTACAATTGGAGGTGCGGCTATTCTTCTACTTTTAGTACAATAAACACATGGCTGAAAATTTAAAAAGTATAATTAAAAGTGAATTTATAAAATGTGCCAAAGATCCGGTATATTTTATGAAAAAATATTATACGATTCAACACCCACAAAGAGGTAGAATTAAATTCAATCTATACCCTTTCCAAGAAAAAGTTCTTATGCACATGCATAATGAAGACTATATTATTATTAATAAGTCTCGACAGTTAGGTATATCTACTTTATGTTCTGCATTTGCCTTATGGATGATGTTATTTCAAAAAGATAAAAACGTGCTGTGTATCGCTACAAAGCAAGAAACAGCCAAAAACATGGTAACAAAGGTACGCTTTGCCTACGATAATTTACCACAATGGTTGAGGATTAAAACAGTCGAACACAACAAACTATCGCTACGCCTAGCAAATGGTTCACAAATTAAAGCAACATCCGCAAGTTCAGATGCTGGTCGATCAGAAGCAGTATCTTTGCTACTAATTGATGAGGCCGCCTTTATTGATGGAATTGATGAAATATTTGCCTCAGCTCAACAAACACTAGCCACTGGGGGTGGGTGTATCGCATTATCTACCCCATATGGTACTGGAAACTGGTTCCATTCTACATGGGTTAAAGCAGAAGCAAGAGAAAACACATTCTTACCAATTAGGTTACCATGGACTGTACATCCAGAGCGTAGCCAACCTTGGAGAGACGAGCAAGACGTTATATTAGGGCCTAGAATGGCAGCACAAGAATGTGATTGCGATTTTAGTACCTCCGGGGATACAGTAGTAGAACCAGATATATTAAATTTTTATGAGAAAACATATATTCAAGAACCTGTTGAACGCAGGGGAATGGATGGTAACTTTTGGGTGTGGCAAATAGCAGACTATTCAAGAGACTATATGGTAGTAGCTGACGTTGCCCGTGGAGATGGAAACGATTATTCAGCATTCCACGTATTTGATATAGAGGAAGCAACTCAAGTTGCCGAATATAAGGCACAAGTACAAACTAAAGACTATGGTAATTTACTATATGCCGTAGCTACAGAATATAACGATGCTCTACTAGTAGTAGAAAACGCTAATATTGGGTGGGCTGTAATACAACAATTAATTGATAGAGGTTACAGAAACCTATATTATTCACCTAAAATGGATGTATCAATGACCAATGCTGATCAATATCTTTCAAGATATGAAAATGGTCAAGGTATGGTTCCTGGATTTACTACATCAATGAAGACAAGACCACTTGTTGTCTCCAAATTAGTTTCGTATCTTCATGAAAAATCTGTAACAGTTCGTTCTAAACGATTGTTAGAGGAATTAAGAACATTTATTTGGAAACATGGTAAAGCACAAGCACTATCAGGATATAACGATGATTTAACTATGGCCTTTGGTATATCAATGTTTTTAAGAGATACAGCACTACACTTTAGACAACAAGGTGTAGATATGGTTCGTGCAACATTAGGAGGAATACATTCTACTAATCACGAAGCTCCTAGAATTTATAGTGGAAACCCACAAATAAAAAATCCTTATGAAATGGAAAACCCACGTGGAGGTAAAGAGGACATCTCCTGGTTATTAGGGTAATTAATATTTATATACATATACAATAAAAATGGCAGATACTTCATTATTTGGTAGATTAAGGAGATTATTCTCTACGGATGTAGTAATCCGAAATGTAGGAGGAAATCAACTTAAAGTAGTCGATTCTAACCAAATACAATCTCTCGGACAATTACAAACAAATTCACTATATGACCGATTTAACAAGTTATATAGTACAGTTGGTGGTCTAAACTTCACAAACCAACAACAAATTAATTTCCCATCTACCCGTATTCAGCTATATACTGATTATGAAGCGATGGATACAGATTCAATTGTTGCTTCTGCCTTGGATATTGTTTCAGATGAATCATGCTTACGAAATGATATGGGCGAGGTATTACAGATTCGCTCTGCAGATGAAACTGTACAAAAAATATTATATAACCTATTTTACGATGTTTTAAATATCGAGTTTAACCTATGGTCTTGGACTCGTAACATGTTAAAATATGGTGATTTTTATCTTAAATTAGAAATATCTGAAAAATTTGGTGTATATAATGTTGTACCGTTTTCTTCTTATACTATTATTAGAGTAGAAGGTAGCGATCCTCAAAACCCATCAGATGTAAAATTCAAATATGATCCTAGCTATTCAGTATCTGAAAACCCACTAGGATTCCAACAAATATCACCTTCAATGGGTGTAAATACAGGCGAAGAAGTATTTTTCGATAATTACGAGATGGCTCACTTCCGCCTACTTTCAGACTTTAACTATCTACCTTACGGAAGATCATATCTTGAACCGGGTAGAAAAGTATGGAAACAAATGACATTGATGGAAGATGCAATGTTAATCCACCGTATTGTAAGAGCGCCTGAAAAACGTACTTTCTTCGTGAATGTCGGTAATATCCCACCAAATGAGGTAGAGACCTACATGCAAAGAATGATCAACAAAATGAAGAAAACACCTTATGTTGATCCAAATACAGGTGATTACAATTTAAAATTCAATATGCAAAACATCTTAGAGGATTTCTATATTCCTGTTAGAGGTGGAGATGCAACTACAAGAATCGAGACCACAAAAGGTCTAGATTACGCTGCTATTGAAGACGTTACATATCTAAGAGACAAATTATTTTCAGCACTTAAAGTACCGAAAGCCTATTTAGGATATGAAGGTGATTTAGAGGGTAAAGCAACATTAGCTGCTGAAGATATTAGATTTGCTCGTACAGTAGAACGTATTCAAAAAATATTAATATCTGAATTAACTAAAATTGCTTTAGTACACTTATATGCTCAGGGGTATGATGGAGCTTCACTTACAAACTTTGAATTATCATTAACTACTCCTTCTATCATTTATGACCAAGAAAGAATAGCATTATTGAAAGAAAAAGTTGATTTAGCTCAACAAATGACAGATAGTAAATTAGTTCCTTCTGATTGGATTTACGATAACATCTTCCACTTTAGTGAAGACCAATATCAAGAATATAGAGATCTAATTATTGAAGATCAAAAACGTGCATTTAGAAGAAATCAAATTTCTGAAGAAGGAAACGATCCTGCAGAATCAGGTGAAGCATATGGAACACCACATGCACTAGCCTCATTATACGGAGCAGGTAGATACCCAGGCAGTAAAGGAGTGCCACAAGGATATGATGTAAACGATTCTGAATATCCAGATGATGCACTTGGTCGCCCCGGAGAAAATGCTTCAGACTACAATACCCAAGACAGTAATTTAGGTAGAGATACCTTAGGTAAAGACAGAATGAAAGGTAGAATGGGAGATGAAGAAAGACCTGGATTATCTAATACTGGTTTAACGATTGAGAATTTAAACACTAAAGCTGTATTCGCTAAAAACGAAAGAAGTCTAAAATCAATGTTTCCTAAACAAAAAGTATCACTTTTTGAAGGTGAAAATTTACTAGATGAGGACCAAATTCGTGAAGAAGTTGAATAGCTTTAATATTTATTGATAGTAGCGCACTACTTATGAAAATAAAACATAACAAGTACAAGAATACTGGAATTCTGTTTGAACTGTTAGTAAGAAAAATTACTGCAGATACTCTATCAAGCGGTAATTCTAAAGCAGCCTCGCTAGTAAAAAAATATTTTACTAAAAGCGAGTTAGCTAATGAAAATAAACTTTATCAGACTATCAACAATTCAATCTCTTTATCGGAAGGTAAAGCAGAGACTGTATTATCTACAGTACTTGAACTATCTAAAAAATTAGATAGAGATAGATTAGCAAAAGAAAAATACAATTTAATTAAAGAAATTAAAGAAAATTTCGATTTAAATGACTTCTTTCAAGCTAAAATTAAAAATTATAAGCTACTAGCTTCTACTTATGTTCTGTTTGAATCATCAAACAATAAAGGCTTCGGAAACCCCGAATCAATTATTACCTCAAAAATTACCATTTTAGAACACATCACATCTACCCCAGATTCTAAAATGTCTTTATCTCCATTAGTAGAAGAACTAATGGCCTTAGATAAAGGTACACGTGCGCTTACCTACAAAATAATGCTCGAAAAATACAACACAAAATTTGACGGGCTATCTAAAGAACAAAAAGAAGTATTAAAAGAATATATAAATAGTGCTACGGATGCTCCAAAGCTTAAAGAATTTTTGAATTCTAAGTTTAAAAGTATATCTACTACGCTGAAAGAAAACGTAGATAAAATAGAGGAGCCGGCACTTAAAATAAAAATTCAAGAAGTTATAAATCTTATCGATCCTATCCTAGAGACTAGAAAGTTAAAAGACGATCATTTAGTTGCGCTACTACAATATCTCGATCTTTCTAATGAAATAGTGACAGTATGAAACTAAAAGTAACAGGTTTAAAGCAAGAGATGAGCACCACTGGAACTGGTGCTTCCTTTGCAGCTGGCTCCGGCGAGCAATATGCCTCACCTAAAGCGTTTAAAATACGCAAAGATGAAATAGGCGAACCTTTTACTGACCCCAATCCTTCTATTCCAAACCGACCTTCGAAATTCATTGACTACAAACAATTGTTTGAAAAAGCGATTGAAGAATTATATAGCCCTATTAAAGACATGACCAGTAGTCAATCAAACATAGGCGATAATTCAGGATACGATATGGATACTCAAGACGCAGCATCTGTATTAGAATTATCTCAATTTTCAAAAGGAGAATATACTGTAGGAGATACTGAAACTGAAAAGGGTACAAAATATACTGTAACAGATATCGATCCTGAAACAGGAAGAATATCTTGGGATGTAGAATATGTTCCCGCATTCGATTCTGTCTATAAAGAATTTGACGATTTACGTAAAGTAATTGCTAAACTCGATCAAAAAACAGACGACAAAGTGGTAGACGATATTGCTGCTAGAATCAAAACTGAATTCAACAGATATCGCACCCACATCAGAAAAAATTACCCTGAAGAATACAAAAAATTCACTATAAACGAAGCTCGTTATAGTCAATTCAAAAAGAAATCTCAATTCCGTACACCTACACAACAATTACATTCAGCTGTACGTGAAATTAGACGTAAAATTGACGAAATGACCAAAGTAGTGGCGTTTACTGAAAGAATGCGCACAGAATTAAAAGCAAGTAATGAAGGCATGTCATATCTAAATCGTACTCGTGAAGCCATTTCTAAAATAAACGAAAAATTACAAGAATTAAATAATAGAATAAAAGGTTTAACTGAATAATGGCAAAAGGTTTAACGCTTGGTAACTATTTATCCAAGCCAAAGAAAAAACGTCCAGGTGTACACGCTAAAAGCAAAACATCAAAAATAAAAAATAGTAAAAATTACGTTAAGACCTACAGAGGTCAAGGTAAATAAATATTTATATACATGACAACACAAGACTTATATACCAAACTGGTAACTGGTGAAATTACAGAACAAAAGTTCTTGTATGAAGTGCGTCGTGACGCTAGATTGCCCTGGATTACCTCATCTAATAATTTTACAGATACAGTAAAGATCCTTAAAAATAAGGGTATGATATCTGAAAAACAAACAAAAGAATCTACAGGAAAGCAAGAAGTAGATATTATTGCTAAAACTATTGATATGGTTAACCCATATGAATACGCTAGAGGTATGGATATTGAACTAGGTCTTGAAAACGAAGCTGTTGGTAATGTAGATATTACAGAAGACGACGTTAAAAAAGCACAGAAAAAAGTACTTAAAAATCTTACTAAAGACCCTAACTATTACTCTAAAAAGAGAATAGCATCTATGGGTGATAGCGAATACGAAGTAGAAGTAAACGCAAAATCTATTGCTGCTTTAGAAAAGCAAAAAGGCAAAATTATCCGTGAAGGAGATGATGATGGATTCGCATCAGAAGACGAAAGAGAAAACTATTACTTAGATTTAGACGATGTAAATGAACACGGAGAAGAATACGATAGAGTAGCTGATGTAAACGCTGATTCAACTCCACTAGAAGAAGAAAGTGTTGAAGAACTAGGTAGAACTAGAGATGCTATCTACGAAAAATACGCTAAAAAATATGGTGTTGATGTAGATGAACTTAAAGATAAAGTTGAAGCACTTAGATTAGAAGCAATCGAGGTAGACAATGAACAAGATGCAATTAATGTTCAAAAGAAAGCCCCCGATGCTGACGTTCGTATAGTAAAAAAGTAAGATGGCTCAAAAACTATTAATAGAATATTCCGTATTTACACCTAAAAATACCCAAATTACAGAGGGTATTTCTGGTAATAAAAATATGATGGTTGAAGGTGTTGTTCAGCGTGCTGAAGAATTTAACCATAACGGAAGACGCTATCCATTTGATATACTAAAAAGAGAAGTAGACAAATATATAGGTGGCCCTATCGCTGAAAATAGAGCACTAGGTGAATTAGATCACCCAGAATCATCTGTCATTAATTTAAAAAATGCTTCTCACAATATTAAAGAGTTATATTGGGATGGAAACGATTTAATGGGTAAAATTGAAGTTTTACCAACCCCATCAGGCAATATATTAAAAGAATTATTCAATAATAATATTACTGTTGGTATTTCATCTCGTGGTATGGGTTCTGTTAAACCTTTAGGTGAAGGTAGAGTAGAAGTAGACGATGATTTCGAACTATTATGTTGGGATTTTGTTTCTACCCCTTCTACACATGGTGCTTTTATGAAACCTACAGGATTAAACGAAAGTAGAAAATATACTACTAACAAATACACAAAACTACACGAGATAGTTTCAGATATTATCTGCACCCAGTCAGGTATTTGTTGCCTACGCTAAATTTCCTTATTTTTTTATACTCCCTATATATTTATCTACAGATAAGATAGATATTCCCAATAATATCTCACTCAAGATATAAACTCTTATATTACTTCCCTTAATAAGTAATCCCGACAAAATTTTATTACAATGTCAAACACAAAGTTTTTCAACGATGCTATCGCTGAAGCTAAAGCTATTCGTGAGACTGCTCTAGCCAATGCCAAACTCGCTCTTGAAGAGGCTTTTACTCCACAAATCCAATCTATGCTTGAAAAGAAGCTTTCAGAAGAAGCAGACGAGCTAGATGAGGAAAAAGATCTTGACGAATCTACTGTAGAAGAAACTACAAATGTAGATGAGAAAAAAGATATGGATGAAGCTAAAAAAGACGATATGGACGAGGCTAAGAAGGACGTTGACGAAGCCAAAAAAGATGACATGGATGAAGCAAAATCTGATGTAGATGAAGCTAAAGACATGGAAGAGGCTAAGAAAGACGTAGACGAAGCTAAAGCTGACGTAGATGAAGCAAAAGTTGACGAGAAAAAAGACATGGAAGAAGCTGCTGTAGAAGAAGCATCTGACATGGAAGAAGGTTCAATTGAAGAAATTGACCTAGATGAATTATTAGCTGAACTTGAAGCTGCTGAAAGCCAAGTATCAGAAGAAACTGTAGAAGAAACAGCACCTGTTGCTGAAGAGCCTGTAGCTGAAGAAGAAGTTGCCCTTGGGGAAGCTGAAGCTGAAGACGAAGTAGGTGAAATTACAGTAGATGAGCTTAAAGACATTATCCGTGACGTCCTTGCTGATGTAATGGGTGGTGGTGCTGGTGAAGGCGAAGATATGGAAGTTGACGTAGATGGAGATGGTGACATGGATGTTGCTATTGACGGAGACGAAGACGGAGATATTGAAATTGACGAAACAAAAGTTGAAGAGAAAAAAGAAGTTGAAGAAGTTAAAGCTGAATTAAACGAAGCTATTACTGTAATCAACACTTTGAAATCAGAACTTAACGAAGTTAACCTTCTAAACGCTAAGCTATTATACGTGAACAAATTGTTCCGTAGCAAAACCTTAACTGAATCACAGAAAGTAAAAGTAATCAATGCATTTGATAGAGCTGAATCTGTGAAAGAAGTTAAAAACATTTTTGAAACAATCAAGGATGCTGTAACAACAGAAGCTAAAAAGCCTGTAAACGAATCTCGTTCATTCGCTTCTAAAGCTGCTGGAGTTGCACCTAAGAAACCTATTGTTGAAAGTAACGATTTCGTAGCTAGAATGCAAAAACTAGCCGGAATTATTTAATAACGACTTAAAATTTATTTAAAATGTCAAACGTAGTAAACCAACTATTAGAGACCGCTAACCCATACAAGTCAGTACAAAAAGATGCTGCTAGACTTGCTGGAAAGTGGGACAAGTCAGGGTTACTAGAAGGAATTTCTGGTGACACTGATAAAGCTAACATGGCAATCATGTTAGAAAACCAAGCTAAACAACTTGTTGTTGAAGCAAACCAAACTGGAACTGGCGCAAGCTTTACTCCCGGAACTGGTGAGCAGTATGCTGCAGTAGCTCTACCCCTAGTACGTAAAGTATTCGGACAAATCGCTGCTAAAGAATTTGTTTCTGTTCAACCAATGAGCCTTCCTGCTGGACTAGTATTTTATCTAGACTTCCAATACGGAACAACTCAAAAACCATTTACAGATGGTAATTCAATGTACGGTACTCCAACTGAGCACTTCGGTAACACAAACGAAGGTGGACTTTATGGAGCTGGAAGATTTGGATACTCTATCAATGAGCACACTGCTTCTGCTGCTGGTGTATTTGCTACAGCTTCTTGGGCTGACGCAAACTTTGATTCAAACTTCTCAGAATCTGTAGCTCAAGCTGCTGGATCTGATTATTTGAAAACTCTTACATTCACTACAGCTTCTATTTCTGCTGATATCGATACTGATGCAGTACGTTCATTCGTACCTTCTTCAGGATCTTGGCTAGAGGCTAATACTTTATCTCAATTTACTAAACTTAGTGGTGGTAACTTAGTATTTGTAGTATCTGGATCTGCTACTAACCTATTAGATGATACTATATCTGTATACTATTCTAAGAAAACTGCTGATAATGCACGTGGTGATTATGAAGATGGTTCAACACTAGCTACAACTGACCCAGCAAGAACTGAGATCTCTATCCCAGAAATTGATGTACAGTTAAGAAGTGAAACTATTGCTGCTAAAACACGTAAGTTAAAAGCACAATGGACACCAGAATTTTCTCAAGACCTTAACGCTTTCCATTCACTAGATGCTGAAGCTGAATTGACTAATATCCTTTCAGAATACATCTCATTGGAAATCGATCTTGAAATTCTTGATATGTTAGTACAAAATGTACCTACTTCTCAAGTTGCTAACTGGTCTGCGAGAGTAGGCGAGGAAATCAACTCTGCAGGAACAGGATTCAATTCTAACACTAACGGTGTATATTATACTCAAATGAGCTGGTTCCAAACACTTGGAATTAAATTACAGAAAATCTCTAACTTGATTCACCAGAAAACTCTACGTGGTGGTGCTAACTTTATGGTAGTATCTCCAACTGTAGCAACTGTACTAGAATCAATTCCAGGATTTGCTGCTGATACTGATGGTGATGTAACTAAAGCTACTTATGCTTTCGGTGTACAGAAAATCGGTGCTTTAAACAGCCGTTACAAAGTTTACAAGAACCCATACATGAACGAATCAACAATCTTGATGGGCTTCAGAGGAAATCAATTCCTAGAAAGTGGTGCAGTTTACGCTCCATATATTCCATTAATCATGACACCTCTAGTGTACGATCCAAATACCTTCACTCCAAGAAAAGGTATCATGACTCGTTATGCTAAGAAAATGGTACGTCCTGAATTCTATGGTAAAGTAAATGTATCTGGATTAAACGTAATCTAAGACTAGATAATTTTACTTATTTAAAAGAACCCGCCCCGTAAGGCGGGTTTTTTTATTTTAAAATATATTTATAGTATATATGTTAATAGAAGAAGTACCATTTAAAGTCTTCCTTGAAAGGAACCCACATCTAAAGAATCGACCTATTAACGAGCAGTCGTTTCATTATCACGATTATATATCTAAATGTCAAATGCAACTAAGATATATGATAGAGTGTGGAGGTCAAGGAGCATCTTCTACTACAAGTGAGGGTGGAGGACCAGTAACTGATACTTATTTTATATTACAAGAAAACGCTGACTATGTGTTACAAGAAGATGGCGATAAACTAATTTGGACAATCTAATACCATGGCTGACAAGAAAATAACAGAATTAAACGAACTCTCCTCAGCATCTTTAAATGACATATTTGCTGTAGTAGATATAGCTGGGAGTGAAACTAAAAAAATTACTAACGAAAGCTATATCACAAATGTTAGAAATCACGAATCTCCTTTAACCGCCTCTGGTGTGGTAATATCAGGTGATTTAATTCCAAAATTTCCTTCTGGCTCAACTTTAGGTACAGCAGACAAACCATTCGCCGAACTATATCTACAATCAGGCTCTATCTACGTAGAATCTGATACACCTGGGGATCCACCAGCTGTTATTTCAAATGTAAGTGGTAACTTAGAGATATCAGTCGGTGGTATGTTACTAATAGAACCCGGCAACTCATTTATAGCAGATACAGGCTCATTTAAATATCTTTCTGGTAGCTTAGAACATATTGGATCACTTATCCGATCAGGTTCAACTGATATATCAGGATCACTTACAGCATCTTTAACAAATGAACACGTTTGGATAGGAGATGAAAATAATAGAAGCACCGAAATATCGGCCTCGGCATTAGCTACCTACCTTACTTCCTCATTTGTTACACCAGAACAGACAGGCTCATTTGTTGAATCAGCTTATATATCACTTTACTCTTCAGCATCTCAACAATTAGCAGTATCTGGAGCAGCACAACCAGTTACTTTTAATAGTGTGTGGGCACAAGATGGAGTAAGTCTATCGGGGGGTTCTCAACTAGTAATGGAAAAAGCAGGGACTTATCAATTTAATTTTGTTGCTCAAGTTCAAAATACAGAAAACGCAGTACATGATTCGTACTTTTGGATAAAATACAATGGAAATAATTTTCCAAACTCAGCAACTCAAATGTCTTTACAGCCAAGAAAGAATGAAAGTACTCCATCTGCTCAATTGATGACTGTGAATATAGTAGGTGTTGCACAAAACGATGATGATTATATTGAATTATATTGGACAGGTGATAGTAATACTATACAGTTAAATGAAACTCCAGGTAATGGAGTTAAACCAGAAACACCTTCGGTAATTGCAAACATAATAAGGGTAGGTTAATATTTATATGTGAACGTTCTTTCACATGTATTAACCCTTTAACAAACCGTTTATGGCAAGTAAACCCCATACGGACGAAGTATATCGTCCAAAGAGGATACCTAAAAACCCAATTAATTTTAAATTACAATTAAACGAAGAGCAAAAAGAAGCAAAAGCTAAAATATTAGACAATACAATAACCCTCCTAGCAGGGCAAGCAGGTTCTGGAAAAACGTTATTAGCATGTAATGTCGCACTCGATGGTCTATTCAGACGAATGTATGATAAAGTAATCATAACCAGACCAACTGTATCAAAAGAAGAAATCGGATTTTTACCCGGAGATTTAAGAGAAAAAATGGACCCTTGGGTTCAACCCATATATCAAAATATGTTTTTACTATATGACAAAGTCAAAATAGAAAAATGTATTGAAGATGGTACTATAGAAATTGTACCTGTATCGTTTATGCGAGGTAGAACATTTCTAGATTCTGTTATTATAGTAGATGAAGCACAAAACGTTACACACGATCAAATGGAAATGATCGCAACACGTATTGGAAAACGATCCAAAATGATAGTGTGTGGTGATACACATCAAGTAGACCTTAAAAATAAAGGTGATTCAGGATTCAAATTCCTATATAATGCTGCTAAAAAGGTCAAAAATATGGAATCCATTACTTTGATGACAAACAATAGAGACGAAGTAGTTCAAGACCTTATTGATTACTATAACGAAGCATACGACAAAAAACAAATTGTAGGTACCGCGGGTAGCAGTGGAACAACAAGAAGGTAAATATTTATAACAAAATCTAATTATGTCTCAAACCCCTATTATATGGACGGGTGCTTCCACATTCGCAGGTGGTCAAACTCCATTTGGCTTTTATGATAGTGATACTCAATTTTCTACAGATGCTGATAAAGTAGCACAATTTTGTGCTTCACGTTTAGGATATCCTACAGTTGATGTTGAAATGGGTAGTGGTTCGTTTTATGCTTGTTTTGAAGAAGCTGTAACTACATATGGTAACGAGCTTTATTTATATCAAATACGAAATAACTTTATAAATTTAGAAGCCTCTAATACAGGTTCTGAATTAAATCAATCTGTAATTAACCCTAACTTAGGAAACGTTATTAGATTAGCTGAAAATTATGGGTCAGAGGCAGGTTCAGGTGGTAATGTAACTTGGTATTCAGGCTCAATCCCACTAACAGCATCAGTTCAAGAATACGATTTAAATGCTTGGAAAGATACCCAAGGTATTACAGGTTCAATTGAAGTAAAACAAGTATTTTATCAAAATACTCCTGCAATTGTTAGATATTTTGATCCTTATGCTGGTACAGGATATGGATCTCAACAATTACTTGATGTATTTGGGTTTGGAAACTATTCTCCTGCAATTAACTTTTTGTTAATGCCAATCTATTATGATATTTCTGTAATTCAAGCAATTGAACTAAATGATCAAATTAGAAAATCAGCATTCTCATTTGAATTAGTTAATAACAAATTAAGAGTATTCCCTATCCCAAACTTACCAGGACAATTATTCATTCAGTACATTAAAGTAGATGAAAGAAATGCCCCTACATCATCTAATTTCTCAGGTGGCGATATGGTAACAGACATTTCAAATGTTCCTTATGAAAACCCAACATATGAATATATCAATGCACCTGGTAGATATTGGGTATTTGAATATACTTTAGCATTAGCAAAAGAACTATTAGGATACATAAGAGGTAAATACTCTCAGGTACCAGTACCAGGAGCTGAAGTAACATTAAATCAAGCTGATTTAATTGCTGCTGCAAATACAGAAAAAGCAGCATTAATTGAAAAACTAAGATTAGATCTAGATGAAAACTCTAGAAAAATGCAATTACAACGTAAAGCAGAAGAAGCAGATGCAATGGGCAGAACATTAGAACAAGTTCCCCTACCAATTTATATAGCATAATATGGCCCTATACGGAAAAAATAGAGATGTATTACTATTTCAGGGGCTCAATACAGAACTCCTACATAAAATCATCGAACAACAGGTTGGATACTACAAGCCTGTTTTAGACGATACACCTGCCAATCTATATGGCGAAGCGCAAAATAAAACGTGGTTAGGCCCTGTTTTAATTAAATGTTTGCTCGATAGAGGCGAACAAGAAGTAGTAAACGATGAATTTGGTGTAGATAGAAATAGACCATTATCAGTTCGTTTCTTTAGAAAAGATTTAGTTGACGCTAATATTGTTCCTGAAATAGGAGATGCGATACTTTGGAATGAAGATTACTATGAAGTTGATAATCTAGTAGAAAATCAATTAATATTAGGTAAAGATCCATCATATCCATACAGTGATACAGTAGACGATTTTGGTTCAAGTCACTCAATCATATTAACATGCCACTATACAAGACCAGAACGTTTAGGAATTAAAGAAGAAAGAATGTAATGGAGTTTAAACCGAGACCATATACAAAACGAGAATTTTTATCTAAGTTACAGGAACCTTATGTTAACCCTGCAACTCAAGAAGAAGTTCTACCTAAACAAGCTCCTGCATCTATAGAAGTTAAACCTGGCCAACCAGAATTTAATAGAGCAAAAGAAGTATCGATGAAAGACGATACTAAAAACAAAACTATATCAATTGGTTTAAAAGATATAGATAGCTCTATAATGTACTATCTTGAAAACGTAATTAAACCTACAGTAACCCAAAACGATAGACAAATATCTGTACCCATTATATATGGTTCTCCTGAAAGATGGAAATCAATGCAAGCAGATGGTTTCTATAGAGACAAAAATGGTAAAACAATGGTACCTCTTGTAATGTTTAAAAGAGACAGTTTTACAAAAAATAATACTTTAGGTAATAAATTAGATGGTAATAGAGTTCAAAACGTACAATATTTTGAAACAGGATACTCTAAACGAAACGTTTACGATAATTTTAATCTTTTAAGAGATCAAAAACCTCAAAAAGAATATATTTTAGGTATCATCCCAGATTATATAGATATAACTTATAGTTTATCTATTTTTACAGATTATGTAGAACAAGCAAACGAGATAACGGAAGCAATTGAATTTGCTGCTCGTTCATATTGGGGTGATCCTGAAAGATTTATGTTTAGAGCAGATATTCAAACATTTAACACACCTGTTTTATTAGAAAACGGAAGTGATAGAGCAAATAGAACAACAATGAATGTTTTAGTTAACGGATATATTATACCATCGGGTATAAATGTAGCTATGGCTGGACCTAGCCCCAAATCATATAACGTTACTAAAACTGTATTTAAAGAAACAGTAGTATAATATATATTTATTATAGAAATAGTCTAGCCAGATGAGCAACCATAGAAAAATAAGCACCCAAGGAATTGATAGTGGTAGTATTATCTACCCAGAACACGTTTTAAGAGCAATTGACGCCTTAAATGGTGATGCTGGACCTTATGATCTTGTTATATCTGGTTCATTAACTTCAACGGGTCCACAATTTATTTCTTCAGGTAGTTTAATTGAAAATAATAATGCTCCTGCCGCTTTAATGTATAACACCTCTTCAGGTGACATTTATTATAGTACAGGTAGTTTAGGTGGAGGAAGTGGTGTAGTAGGTACAAATGGTACCTCTGGAACCTCTGGAACCTCTGGTATAGATGGAACCTCTGGAACTTCTGGAAACACAGGTACATCTGGTACATCAGGTACAGACGGAACTTCTGGAACAAGTGGTACAAACGGTACTTCTGGTACTTCTGGAGCAGATGGAAATTTATTTACAACAACTTCATCCACTTCAATATCAATTGCTACAGGAGCCCAATCCCTTAATGTAGCTACAGGATTAGCTTATATTAATGGTCATGGTATATTAATAGCATCTGCAGCAAACTCAGCTAATTTTATGCTAGGTAAAGTTACAGGATACAATTCCAATACTGGTGCTATGTCCGTATCTATACAAACCATTGGTGGTAGTGGAACTTACTCAAATTGGAATGTAAGTTTAGAATCAGCCCCTGGTACTTCTGGTACAAGCGGAACAAGCGGGACTTCAGGAACAAATGGTACTTCAGGTACAAATGGAACATCAGGTACCGATGGTAGTTCAGGTAGCTCAGGAAGTTCAGGATCAAGTGGTACATCAGGTACATCAGGTACTAGTGGTACTTACTCAGGTACTTCAAGTACATCTTTAGCAATTGGAACTGGATCTACTTCATTAACCGTAGAAACTGGTTTATCATTTGCTGCAGGACAATCAGTAATAATCCAAGAAAATGGAAATACTGCTAATTATATGATTGGTAAAGTCACCACATATAATAGCGGAACAGGTGCCTTAACAGTTAACATTACAAGTACAGGAGGAACCGGAACAATTTCATCTTGGACAATAGAATTAGGTTCAGGAGATGGTACTTCAGGTACATCTGGTTCTTCAGGAAATTCAGGAACATCCGGCACTTCAGGTACAAACGGTACTTCAGGAACAGATGGTTCATCAGGTACTAGTGGAGAAAATGGAACTAACGGAACTAGTGGTACTTCAGGAACAAACGGAACATCTGGTACAAATGGTACAGATGGCACTTCAGGAACAAATGGTACTTCTGGTACAGACGGGACTTCAGGAACAACACCTGAAGCACAATTTACAGGATCATATACTGGTTCATTTACAGGAGATGGTACAGGTTTAACCGGCGTGGCTTCATCCACAGGTTCTTATACAGGATCATTTACAGGTAGTATATTAGTAGACGATGCTTCTGGTTCATTTAGTGGATCATTTGAAGGAGATGGATCTAATTTAACAGGACTTGTAGCTGGTATAAGTACAATATATAACACACAAGTAAGATACGAGGCATTAAACGCTGGAAACAGTGGTGCTGATGGTAGAGTAGAAATTTTATCTACAGGTACTGTATATGGTGGTTTAACTTGGTCTAGATCAGGTACTACCCTAACTATTACAAAAACTAATCATGGTTTATCCACAGGAGATTATATTGTAATAAGAAACATGAATTCAGATTATACTTATGTTTCTGTAACAGCAACTAATTCTAATACATTAACTTGTACTGTAGCCGATAGTGGAGGAACATCTGGAACTGAAGGAGCGTATGTACCCGCATTTAAAGCAAGTTCATATACACAAAACGGTGTAACCATTACATCACCTAATACCGGAGATTGCCAAGTAGATTCTATTCAAATTACTACACCTACTAAAACAAACAGTAACTTTAATTTGATAATGCCTAGTTCAGTATCAAATGGTGCTGGTGGTAATAATAGTTTATACTATCAAAACCCTCCATTAATACAAGTATGGGCTTTAAGTAATGGTAACCAAAATTCATCCGCAGTAATAACATTAAATACTTCAAGTAATTTTAATCAATTTGAAGTAGGTGGTTTAGCATCACTTGTAAAAAGTTTAATTAGATTAACATTCTAGAATGGCATATAGAGACCAACCATTTATAGGTGCAGTTAGTGCCGATAGCATATTAAAAGAAAACTTTATAATTGCTACTGGTAATTTTGCTAGTGCTTCTAACCAAATTGCTGATTTTAGTGTTTCATCTGGTGATGAAAATTTATTAAGAGTAGGTCAAACTATTTACTCTGTAGGAGGTGCTGTTCCTACAAGTGCTACTATTACAAACATAAATGGTAGTTTAATTACTTTAGACACCCCATCAGTTGGAACTATTACGTCGGATACAATTGGTATATCTCTACCCTCAGGATCTTATTTATTTCAATCTGCTTCTTTTACTGATCCTAATAATGAAATTACTGTAGGAGATATTACAGGTAGTAACACTGATCCCTCATATGATTATGCTATTTTAGGTGTAGCTAAACGAAATAATGCTACTAGAAAAGGTGTATTTCATATCTATAAAATTTCTGAAGTAGTACAAACTAATATAGGTGGTTCTGAATTATCATTTTTTGTAGAATGGGGAGAAGAAGGAACCGAAGCTGATTCAGGAGATATTTTACAAACTTCTGAAGAAACTGTTGCAATTGTAAATTTAACCGATTCAGGTTCAATAGCACCTGGATTTTCAAGAGCAATTGCTGGTTTAGAAAATATTAAAGATGGCTCAGAATATGCTGGATTTAATGTAGCAATATCCCAATATCTATCTGATATATCAGGTTCATCAGGAGGTACTTCAGCAACAGGTTCATTTACAGGATCATTTACAGGTTCAATTTTAGGAGATGTTTTAGGTACTGCTTCTATAGCAGATTTTGCTACTACTGCTTCTTATATATCAACTGCTAGTTTTTCAGATAGTGCTACAAGTGCTTCATATGCTGAAACCTCATCTATCCAATACGATTCAGGTTCAGGTACTATTACAGGATTAGACGAGATAAAAATTAATGATTTTGATGATAACGTAGGTGTTACATTTCAAGATAGTAAATTAACACTAACATTTGGCTCACCAACTGTACCTTCTATCTCAAGTTTTTTTAATAGTGGGTTTGATACAAATAGATTTAATTTAGTAGAAGACGATTCTACTGTTACTGCTAACTGGAGTAATGGTGGTTATACTTTTTTAAGTGCTTCTATCTACACAGGAAGTATAGAATTAACTCATAGTTTAGATGCTGGTGATACTAATTTAACATTAGCTTTAACTACATCAGGTTCACAAAGGTATTTCTTATATTATACTGCTTCAAGTCCCTTAGACAATACAGAATATTACTTATCACAAACTTTAACTAGTAACTTAAGTAAAACAAACCCAACGAATCCATCAATATCACCTACCCCAGCAGTACAATTAGGTGCTTCATCTAATCAAATAGAACAAGGGGGTACAGGTAGTATAGCATTTACAAGTGCATACGGAAGTTCAAATGGATGGGATCAAGTATCATTAGTAAATACCCCAGTTGCAACACCTTTAGAAGTAACAGGTTCAGCTACTGGTTCAAATAGTTTAAGTATTCAAGCAGTAGCAAGTTATGAATCACCCGATGGAGATAATAATCCACAATTAACTACGAATAGAACAGCAACAACTACCTATAGTAAAATACGTAGTGTAAGATATGGTGCTTCAGCAACAACAGCATTTACACAAACTCAATACGAAGATTTAGGAGCTTGGGATACAACATTAGGAGGAAATATAGGTACTATAGATAAAGGTAACACTTCCCCATCAGGAGATAGTTTAACTATTACTTGGAGTGGAGATAAATACCATTATATAGTATATGATAGTAATAGAAGTGATTTAACTAATATTTCTACAGGAGGATTTGGAGTAATAGGACAGTTTACTAAAACTACAGTAGGAGACTATACAGTATATAGAACTAATGACTTACAAGCAGGAGGTGGTAGTACTAGTATAACCTATGATTTAACATAATATATAGCAGATGGCAATTACTTTACCTGGTGGCTTTAGGATAACGAATAACGAAGCAGTTGATTCTAGAATAAGTGTAGCTGACCAATCAGCACGTTTAGGATTTTCTGCTGCTAACGTATATGAAGGTTTACTTGTTTATCAACAAGATACAGATGAAATATACGTTTTAACTGATACTTCCGATCCTACAGATAATGATAATTGGAAAAAGATATATCCTGTAGCATCAATGACAGGATCATTTAGTGGATCATTTACTGGTTCATTTGATGGTTTAATAGATAGTGCTTCATTTGCTGAAACAGCATCTTACGCTATGTATGCTGTATCTGCTTCACATGAAATAGTTCACGAAACATCCTCTTCATTTGCTGAAACAGCTTCATTTGCACAAGGTGGAGATGGTGAATTTACTGGTTCCTTTACTGGTTCCTTTTCAGGTTCAAACTATTCTACAGACTTTACATTTGATGGTGATACTTTAATTGTATCAGGTAACGTGTTTGTAGATGGAACATTAGATGCTGCAACTAAAAACTTTAAAATACAACACCCTACAATGGAAGGGTATTATCTACTCCACTCATCATTAGAAGGACCTGAACGTGGAATTTACCATAGAGGTAAATTAAGTGTCAGTAATATTATCCACTTACCAGACTATTGGAAAGAATTACCTGTAGATGATACTGATATTACAGTACAACTTACTCCAATTGGTAATGCTTGCCATCATTGGGTTAAAAGAGTTACTAAAGAAGAAATTGAAATAGAATGTGAGTGTGGTAAACCAAGTTGTTTTTATATTGTACATGCCCAACGTTATAATGAGGGTAAATTTGAAATATTAGAACCAAAACGCAACAAAAGCTTGTAAAATGTACTAAAGGTTATTATATTAAATGTTATGAAGGTTCAAGCTCACACGAGTTTTATAGGTACTACTGGCTACGCAAATCATGCGCAGTCATTTTTTACTGAACTTGATAAATTAACCCCAACTAAAGTACGAAATTTTACAGTAGGTAAATCTTGGCAAGGACCTAACCATACACCTCACGATAAAGAACCCTATATTACACCTCAAATGAAGAAGATGCTTCATCTTCAAACATTATTTAATAATGATGGTTCTAGAAGCAATTTACCAATATACTCTTATAAAGACGGCTATCGTGCTGACATTGATATTATACTTGAAGAACACGACCACCATTACTTCTACGATGCATATGATGGTTATAAAATAGGATATAACGTTTGGGAATCAACTCGCTACTCCGAACAATTTTTTCAACAACTACTTACTTTAGATGAACTTTGGGTGCCAACTAAATGGCAAAAACAAATCTCTATAGAACAAGGATACCCAGAAGATAAAATATTTGTTATACCTGAAGGAGTAGACGGTAGAGTATTTAAACCTACTTCTAAACCTAAGAAAAAAGATAAATTTCAATTTGTTATAGTTGGAAGATGGGACTATAGAAAAGGTATAAAAGAAAGCATAGAAGGTTTCCTCAAAGCATTCCCAGATAACCAAAGTGTTGAATTATTATTAAACGTTGAAAATCCATACCCTGTAGATGGTATGAACTCTACAGAAGAACGTTTAAAATATTATGGGTTAGAAGATGATAGAATAAAAATATTAAAGTTTTTAGATAGAAAACAATATATTTCATTACTACAAAACGCTAATGTGATAATATCTTGTGCCCGTGCTGAAGGATGGAATTTACCCTTAATTGAATCTTTAGCTTGTGGTATCCCTTCAATTTATACTAAATGTTCAGGTCAACTCGAATTTACTAAAAGTGAAGGATTAGGAATAGATATATTAGGTGAAGAACCTGCTACAAATGGTAAAAATCTAACATATGAACACAATATACCAGGTAACTTTTATACACCTGATTTAGACCATTTAGTGGATCAAATTAGAGATTCATATGAAAATTATGCTTATTGGAAAGATTGGTATTTGAAACGTTCTAAAGAAATACGACAAAAATTTTCTTGGAAAAATCAAGCTAAAAAAGCATACGAACGTTTACAACAAATCGATATTAAACCAAAGAAAAAATTACCTAGATTAGAGGTAAATTTTGCAGATGGTCCCTATGCCTGTTTAAGAGATGCAGAACAAGAATATTTAATAGATTTTGTAAATCAGGATACAGGTAAAAGCGAATATTCTGTTAATTTACAAAATAACCATTGGGGTAAATCATTCCACAAATTTTTTATAAATTGGGATATTCAAGTTAAAGATAAATTTGGAGAAGTAGTTACATCTCACAAATATAATGCTGCTGGTAAACGCGTTTATATTGCTTGTGGTTCAAAATCATTAGGAGATACATTAGCTTGGTTCCCTTATGCCTTAGAATTTCAAAATAAACATAAATGTCACGTTATAGTATCTACCTTTTGGAATAAATTTTTTAAAAATAAATACCCTGAATTAACATTTGTAGAACCAGGTGAAACTGTACCTAACATATACGCAATGTATGAGTTAGGATGGTTTTACGATGACAATAAATTAAATGGTTTTAAACAACCCTATGATCCTAAACAATTTACTTTACAACAAACTGCAACTAATATATTAGGATTAGAATATAAAGAGGTTTTACCTAAACTAGATTATCAAGTTAAAGAACGTCCTTGGAAAGAAAAATATGTTTGTATCTCACCACACGCTTCAGCAGGTGCAAAATACTGGCAACACCCTACAGGATGGCAAGATATAATAAACCACTTAAATAGTAAAGGTTATAAAGTAGTTCAAATATCAAAAGAAAAACACAACGATAGTTGGGAAAATAGAAAATTACCCCAAAATAAATCCTTTGAAAATATTATAGATGCAACAGGAGACCATCCTATAGAAGATATAATCAATATTATTCACCATTCAGAATTATATATAGGAGTATCAAGTGGTTTAGCTTGGTTATCGTGGGCAATACAAAAACCCGTAGTAATGGTATCTGGATTTAGTTCAGAATGGACTGAATTTAGTACAAAAATCCAACGTATTATAAACAAAAATGTTTGTAATTCTTGTTTTAATAACTTTAAATTAGATGCTGGGGATTGGGATTGGTGTCCAATACATAAAGATACTTCTAGACAATTCGAATGTACTAAAAAAATATTACCCGAAAGTGTAATAGAGGGCATTACTCGCAGCCTTAGTTAATATTTATTAAGGAATAATCCTAGGTAAATTCATTAATTAATGGCTAATACAATAAGCACATCGGGCATTCAGAGTGGTAGCGTAATTCACGCCGAGAATGTAACTCGAATTATAGATGCTCTTTCTGGAACAGCAAACAACAATATCCAAATCTCAGGTTCTTTAGGAATTACAGGAAGTTTTGACATTGGTAGCGGAAGTATAGCAGAAACAGGAGTAGGAGATGCTCCTCAATTACTTGCTTATAACACAGCTAGTGGAGAAATAACATTTACAAATAGACAATCAACCTCGGGTACCTCTGGTACATCTGGTACTAGTGGTACATCTGGAACATCTGGTTCTTCAGGTACTTCTGGTACATCTGGTACATCTGGTTCATCAGGCTCTTCAGGAAGTTCAGGTACTTCAGGAACAAACGGTACAAATGGTACTTCTGGTACATCAGGTACATCTGGTACTTCAGGAACAAGTGGAGAAAAAGGAGGAGTTGAATATAATTTTGACGATTCTACTGGAGATGCCGATCCCGGAAATGGAAATATTAGATATAATACAGCTACTATAGGTACTGTTACTTTTTTATATATAGATAATGTAGATCAAAGATCTACAGATCAAACCCAATGGTTTGCTGCTTGGGATGATTCAACTAATACTAATCCCTATGGGTATGTTACTATTACTAGTAGAGATACTGGTAATATTGTTAATATATTTGAAGTTCAAGGCACAGTAACAGCATCCTCAGGATATTATAAAATTCCTGTTATAAATTTAACAGGTACTTTACCTTCAAATGGAGATAAATTATCGATCCAATTTTCTAGAACCGGAGATGTAGGTACTTCCGGAACCTCAGGTACCTCTGGTACTTCAGGCCCACTTTCAATAAATGGTGGAACCACAGGATCCATATTACTATTTTCAGGTAGTACAGGTACTTTAAATGCAAGTAATTTTTTAAATTATGATGCTGATCAATTACAAATTACTTCTTCAAATTCATCATACTTAGGTTCAGTTAACATAACTGGATCTTTAGATGTATCTGGTTCAGTAATATTAAGTGGTTCATTTAGCGGTTCATTTGAAGGGTTAATTGATTCTGCTTCTAATGCTATAAATGCATTAACATCTTCTCATACTTTAGGTACAGCCTCATTTGCAAATAACGCTACTACTGCCTCCCACACTTTTGGAACAGCTAGTATAGCAGACCGTGCTACAACAGCCTCTATAGCAGACAATATAAAATCAGGCTTAATTATTTCAGCCTCTTCGATTGCTGTATCAAATAATTTAAGTGTAGAAGGTACAGCATCATTTGGATATTTAGAAAGTATTACAGGTTCAGCTAAAATAATTGGAGACGCCTTTATTATATTAAATAATAATACACCTGCAGAACGATACGCTGGTTTAGTAGTACAAGATTCAGGTTCAAATAACAATACAGCTTCTATACAGTTTGATGGTCAAACAAATGACTGGTTTTATGAATATACAGATGATGGAGGAGCAACAGTAGATCATGCATCAATAATGTTTGGCCCTGCATTTCCTACAAAAGGATCCCCAGTTTTCCCTGCAAGTGAATCTGTACTAGTATCAGAAGGTGGGCATCATATTACTAGCTCTGCAATGTTTATTAAGAGTGATATTGTAGATATACAATTATCAACCAAAACCACAGGCTCAGTGTTAATATCAGGTAGTGATCATATCACTACTGGTAGTTTATCTATATCTGGAAGTTTAGGTGTTGGAACTGAAGCATCCGGTGTAGTAGGAGCAATATTGGCAACAAACGATGTTGTAGCGTTTGCTTCTTCAGATTTAAGATTAAAATCTAACTTAAATAAAATAGAAAATCCATTAGAGAAAATAAATCAACTTTCGGGATATGAATTTGATTGGATTCCTATGGAAGGTATTCACATTCACTCAGGACACGATATTGGAGTAATAGCCCAAGAAGTAGAAAAAGTATTTCCTGAAGTCGTTGCTGATAGAGAAAATGGATATAAAGCTGTAAAATACGAAAAATTAGTATCGGTTCTAATAGAAGGAATAAAAGAATTAAAAACAGAGCTTGATCAATTAAAAACTGAACATGCTATTATAAAAGATAGATTTAATATATAATGGCTAAAAATGTAAGAATAGTTCCCGCCTCCGGTTCTATTTACTTTACAGCTGATGGATATGATATAACCGGATCTGTAGTATTAAGAACATTAGGAGATACCGAAGATTTGGAATTCTCCACTGGAGGAGACCAACCTGCATTACTTATATCTAAAGAATCAGGCAGAATTGGAGTAGGAACAGTTTCTTCATCAGCAAAATTAGAAGTTTCTTCTTCAGTAGATGAAGATCTTTTACTTATAAAAAATGCAAGTGGTAGTATTAAAGTAAACCAAGAAGGTGTACTAGTACTATCCCCCTATCAAGGAGAAGTAACCGCGGTAAGTGGTGCACTTATATATAGTGCTTCTAATCTCTTTGTAGGTGGTTAAATATTTATAGTAGATTAATATCATAATAACCCTTAATTAAAAACAATATACAATGGCAGAATGGAAAAAGATAGTCGTCTCTGGTAGCGACATATCCCAATTAAACAACGACAGCGGATATTTAGTTGCTGGTGGAACAATCGATTCCGCTTCAGTCGCTGATAGAGCTACCTTACTATCCCCAGATGCCACAGCATCTTTTGCTGATAGTGCTTCCTTTGCTCGAATGGCCCTCGAAGGATCTGGATCTTTCAGTGGTTCATTTGAAGGAGATGGATCAGGATTAACAGGATTAGCAACAAACTTAACAGTTGATGGTGATACCGGTACACAAGATGTAGATCTTATTACAGATGATTTACAAATTCTTGGTACTACAAACGAAATTGAAACTGCTGTAACTAAAGTTGGTAACGATGTAAAAGTTACACTTGGTTTACCTGATAATATTACAGTAACAGCTTCCTTTGCTGATTTAGCAGGAACTGTTCATGATGGTAATATTACAACTGCAAAACTTGCAGATGGTGCCGTAACAACAGCTAAGATTACTGATGCTAACATTACTACCGCAAAAATTGCGGATGCTAATGTAACAGATGCCAAATTAGCCTCAGATTCAGTAACAACTGTAAAAATTGTAGATGCTAACGTAACAGCTGCTAAATTAGCAACTGATTCTGTTGAAACTGCCAAAATTGTTGATGCAAACGTAACAACTGCAAAACTTGCAGATGACGCTGTAACAACAGTAAAAATTACAGATGCAAATGTTACCGCAGCCAAATTAGCAACAAACTCTGTTGAAACAGCTAAGATTGTAGACGGTAATGTAACAACAGCTAAAATTGCAGATGCAAACGTAACAGATGCTAAACTAGCTTCTAACTCTGTAACAACTGATAAAATTGTAGACGCTAATGTTACTACAGGTAAATTAGCAGATAGTGCCGTTACAACAGCTAAAATCAATGATGGTGCTGTAACAAATGACAAAATTACAGATGGTACAATTGCCAACGTAAAATTAGTAAATGATAGTGTTACACTAGGTAGCACAGAAATAGATTTAGGACAAACTGTAACTGAAATTTCTGGATTAACCAGTATTTCTGCTACAACTGGTAGCTTCGTATTACAAGTATTCGAATCCTCTTCTACAATTATTACCTCTGGTTCAAACATCTTTGGTGATAAACAAGACGATATACAACAAATTACAGGTTCATTAAAACAATCTGGTAGTTTTACACTCTCAGGTAGTTTACTTCAATCAAACGGTGTAATTAGTGGTTCATTCCAAGGTGACGGTTCAGGATTAACTGGAGTTACTGTAGATACACTAAATAATGCTCTTACGGATGGTAATGGTATTACAGACTTTACATTTGATGGTTCAGCTACTGCAACAGTAGCAGTAGAAGCAGATGGAGCTACTTTAACAGTAGGTGCCAATGGAGTTAAAGTTTCAGACAGTGGAATTGATACTACTCAATTAGCTGATGATGCTGTAACGACAGTTAAAATCACTGACGCAAATGTAACAACTGCAAAAATTGCAGATTCTAATGTTACTACTGCTAAAATTGCAGATTCTAATGTTACTACTGCTAAAATAGCTGATTTAAACGTAACTACAGAAAAACTCGCAGCTAATGCAGTAACTACTGCTAAAATTACAGACGCAAATGTAACAGCTGCTAAATTAGCAACCAACTCAGTAGAAACTGCAAAAATTGTAGACGCTAACGTTACAACAGCTAAAATTGCTGATGCCAATGTTACTACAGGTAAACTTGCAGACAATGCTGTAACAACAGCTAAAATTACAGATGCAAACGTTACTGCGGCTAAACTTGCAAGCAATTCAGTTGAAACTGCAAAAATTGTAGACGCTAACGTAACAGCTGCTAAATTAGCAACGGATTCAGTTGAAACAGCTAAAATCGTAGACGGTAATGTTACCACTGCAAAACTTGCAGACGATGCTGTAACTACAATTAAGATTACAGACGCTAATGTTACTGCAGCTAAATTAGCTACAGATTCAGTTGAAACAGCAAAAATTGTTGATGCAAATGTAACAACTGCAAAAATTGCAGATAGTGCTGTAACAACAGCTAAAATCGCTGATGGTGATGTAACAAATGCTAAATTAGCTAACGATAGTGTAATATTAGGTACTACAGAAATTGATTTAGGTCAAACTGTAACAGAAATCTCAGGATTAACTAGTATTTCAGCTGTAACAGGTAGCTTTGTATTACAGGTTTACGAATCCTCTTCTACGATTATTACTTCAGGATCAAACATCTTTGGTAATGATCAAAACGATATTCAACAAGTAACAGGATCATTAAAACAATCAGGAAGTTATACACTTTCAGGAAGCTTATTACAATCAAACGGTGTAATTAGCGGTTCATTTATTGGTGATGGTTCAGGATTAACAGGAGTTGCTGTAGATCAATTAAATAATTCTCTTACAGACGGAAATGGTATTGCAGATTTCACATTCGATGGAAGTGGTGCTGCTACTGTAGCTGTTGAAGCAGATGGATCTACCTTAACAGTAGGTGCTAGTGGTGTAAAAGTTTCTGATGCAGGAATTGACACTACTCAATTAGCCGACAATGCTGTAACAACTGCTAAAATTACCGACTTAAATGTAACAACTGGTAAACTTGCAGACGGTGCAGTAACAACAGCAAAAATCACTGATGCTAACGTTACAACAGCTAAAATTGCTGATGCTAACGTTACAACAGCTAAAATTGCTGATGCAAATGTAACAGTTGACAAATTAGCAACTGATTCAGTAACTACAGCTAAAATTGTAGATGCCAATGTTACAACTGCCAAAATTGCAGACGCTAACGTTACTACAGGTAAATTAGCTGATGATGCTGTAACGACAGTTAAAATCACAGATGCAAACGTAACAGCTGCTAAATTAGCAACAGATTCTGTTGAAACAGCTAAGATCGTTGATGCAAATGTTACTACTGCCAAACTCGCTGACAATGCCGTAACAACGGTTAAAATCACTGATGCTAACGTAACTACCGCAAAAATTGCTGATAGTAATGTTACAACTGCAAAAATTGCAGATAGTGCAGTAACAAACGATAAAATTACAGACGGTACGATTGCTAATGCTAAATTAGTAAACGATAGTCTTACATTTGGTGTAACAGAACAAGCACTTGGTTCAACTATAACAGAAATTAAAGGTTTAACTTTAATTAGTGCTGATACAGGTACATTTGTTCACCAAATTTTCGAATCCTCTTCTACAATTATTACTTCCGGATCAAACGTATTTGGTAATGATGCAGGAGATATTCAACAAATTACTGGTTCATTAAAACAATCAGGTAGTATTACATTATCTGGTAGTTTATTACAATCACATGGTGTAATTAGTGGTTCATTTATTGGAGATGGTTCAGGATTAACTGGATTAGCTACAATATTAACCATTGATGGTGATTCAGGAGGTACCTCAACAGTAGATTTACAAACACAAAATCTAGATATTGCTGGTACAGCAAACGAAATTGAAACTTCAGTTTCAGGTCAAACTATTACTATTGGTTTACCTACTAATATTACAGTAACAGCTTCATATGCTGATACAGCAAGTATTGCTAGAACTGCAGATTCAGCTTCAAACTCAACAAATGCTATTTCAGCCTCAGCTACAGTAGCGGGTCAATTATTCCCAACAACAGAGGGATTAAATGGTCAAGCTCTTGTAACAGATGGTGCTGGTCAATTAATATATGCTGATGCATTCGGAACTGGTTCAACTAAGAAATTAAACCAAACCGTAGCAGCAGAAACTTGGTCGTTTGTTCACAATTTAGATGAAGAATATCCTATAGTACAAATTTGGGATACTACTGGAGATATGATTCTCCCAGACAGAATTGTAACTATAAATGCCAATACTGTTGAAATTATATTCCCTGTGCCTGTTGCCGGTATCGCCGCTGCAATGGTAGGTGGAATGGGAATTTCAGCTTCTGAAGCAATACATGCTAGTACAGCCTCAGTTGCTGATCGTGCTACAGAATTAAGCGTAGATGCAACAGCTTCATTTGCTGATGTAGCAGGAACAGTTCACGCTGGTAATATTACTACTACTGAATTAGCTGATAATGCAGTAACAAATGCTAAAATTACAGATGGTACAATTGCCAACGTAAAATTAGTAAATGATAGTGTTATTCTTGGTACAACAGAAGTAGATTTAGGTGCCACTTCAACCACTTTAGTAGGATTAACTAACGTAGAAAGTACTATGTTCAGTGGTTCCTTCAAAGGTGATGGTTCCTTATTAACTGGATTAGTAACAGAATTAGATATTGCTGGTGATACAGGTACAGATGCTTTAGATCTTAAAGTTGATACATTAAATGTAGTCGGTACTACTGGTGAAATTGAAACCGCTGTAACAAATAATCAAATTCAAATTGGATTACCTAGTAACGTAACAGTTGGAAACGACTTAACTGTAACAGGTGATGCAACTATTGCTGGAGATTTAGTAGTAGGTGGTGCTATAGTAAGTGCTTCTTCGTTGGAAGTTGCAGATCAATTTATTATATTAGCATCCGGTTCAAATGGTGCGATTGATGGTGGTATCATTATTAATCAAGTCGATGATGATCCAGATGGTAGAGGTAAAGCATTTGCTTACGATTCTAGTGCAAACAGATGGGCATTACAATCAGAATTGGTTGATTCTGCCACAACAATTACACCAGATGCGTATATGGGTGTTATTCAAGAAAGTGCAGGTGCTCCAAGTTCCGATCCAACATATGGTGGAACAAATGGTAAAGGTACGATTTTTGTAGATACCTCAAATAACGAAGCTTATATTTACATATAATAGACAATGTTTAAAAAAGTTATGGGATTATTAGATAAAATCAGAGAAAAGGAAGCTGCCCAGGAGGCGGCTTCCTCTGTCTCTAAAAAAGAAAAAAAGACTTCTAAAGAAGATTTATCATTAAATGCTGAAGAAACAAAAATTCTTTTACATTTAATTAAAAATTCAAATTTTAAAGGAGAAAGTGTAGAATTAGTATACAATCTTACTTTAAAACTCCAAAAAGTTCTAAATATTTTAGGTTAAATAATATATATTTATACTAGAGCATTATTGGCCCGAAAGGGAAGTGGGCATCCTATGATGTAACCAACCGTAATAGAGTATATATGCCAAACTGGAAAAAAATAGTCGTTGGAGATTCCAACGCATCCTTAGCGTCACTTAATATAAGTGGTAATTTAACTGCATCCGCAGCATACCTAGAATCTGCCTCAATTGGTCATTTACAGACCATATACGAGACAGCTTCCGTTATTTATAGTTCAGGCTCAACCAAATTTGGTGATACATCCGATGATACTCATGAATACACCGGTTCTCTTTCAATATCAGGTTCAATATCAATTGTTGAAGGAGCCCAATTAACAGGTACTTCAAGTTTTGCTATAACAGCATCGCATGCCCTAAACGTACCTGACACGGCTTCCCACGCTTTAACAGCGGTAACAGCCTCACACACATCAGGTACTGCCTCATTCGCAAATAACGCTACTACATCGTCTTATACGCTAACTGGTGACGGGGTGTTTAGTGGTTCATTTAGTGGATCATTTCAAGGAAATGCAGCCGAACTAAATGTAATCCCCTTCCCGTTCACTGGTTCAGGTGAAATGCAAGGTGATTTAACAGTTCACTCTTTACAAGATTATACTGACGAAGATTACGTAGAAAGTTATTTCGCAGGTACCGCAATATACTCAGATGGAGATATAGCATTAACAGGTAGTATTTTTAGTGCTTATATTAATGCAAATACCTTTACAGGATCATTCTTAAATGATACAGGATATGTTGTGTTAACACAAGTATCTCAAAGTTTAAACTTTACTGACGATTCTGCTGCACAAGCTGGTGGGGTGCCGTTAGGAGGATTGTATAGAAACGGAAATACCATACAAATTAGAATAAGTTAACAATATTTATAATATATAATAGACATGCCAAACGGAAGTTTAACATTACGCTCAGGATTAGGTAGAAAATTAACTACCGGAGAAATGGATGATAACTTAATATTTTTAAGTGCATCCTATTCTCATCGCCAAGATTTATTAGATAGTACAGGATCATACGTTGTATCACATTCATTAAATGAAAATTATCCTGTAGTAACAGTATGGGATACTGGTAGTGGAGGAGTTAATCCTGAAGTAGTATTACCTAATAGCATAATTTCAAACAATACCAATACTATAACAGTAAATTTTGGTGAGCCTTTTAATGGACATATTATAATTAAAGTATAAGTTTTAAATAAAACTCAATATTTATCATCGATTAAAACAACATAATAACCCCCTAAGAAAAAATAAAATATGAAATCATACGGTATAGCAATGGTAGCCGGTACCTTAGCGATGGATGGAAATGCATCCTCTAATCTATCCGGATCATTTACGGGATCTTTTTCAGGTAGTACAACAGATGAGTTTTATGCTTCTGGTGCTTTTAGTGGATCCTATGAAGGTGATGGAGCCTTATTAACGGGAATCGTAGCTACTGATCTAGATATTGATGCCTTTGGAGATGATTTAACCGGTACTACCATTACGGGGGCAGATAGACTAATTGTATCCGATGCTTCAGAAGGAGGTTCTGAAGGTAGAATGAATATATCCCAGTTAGCCCCAGCTTTAGTTGGAGCGGGTTTAGATGCAAGTCAAGGTAGTCTTAGAATTAATGCTACTGCAGCAGGAAATGGATTATCTGGAGGTGATGGTTCAGCTTTAGCAGTAAATGTAGATGATTCTTCTATTGAAATTGATACGGATTCATTAAGAGTTAAAGCAAGTGGTATTACCAATGCTATGTTAAATGGTTCAATTGCTAATGATAAACTAGCAAATGATGGTATTACTATTGCAGGAGTTGATACTTCACTAGGTGGAACCATTACCGCAGATACAATTGCAGGTCAAATCTCTGCTGATACAATCACAAACTCTCAACTAGCTAATGATAACATCACAATTGCTGGTGCTTCAACTGCACTAGGGGGCACTATTACCGCAGATACAATTGCAGGAGCAATTTCCAATGATACTATTACTAATGCACAATTAGCAAATGATTCTATAACAATTAATGGAACTTCTACTGCATTAGGTACTTCTTATAGTGTAACAAAAGCAGATGTAGGATTAGGAAATGCAGATAACACATCAGATGCTAGTAAACCAGTATCAACTGCTACTCAAACTGCATTAGACCTAAAAGCACCATTAGCTTCACCAACATTTACTGGAACAGTAAGTGGTGTAACTAAAGCACACGTAGGACTTGGAAACGTTGATAACACTGCAGATTCTGCTAAACCAGTATCTACTGCACAACAAACCGCATTGAACTTGAAAGCTAATTTAGCTTCTCCAACATTTACTGGAACTGTTATAGCACCAACACCTTCAAATGGTGATGATTCTACTAAAGTTGCTACTACTGCATTTGTAATGCAAGAAGTATCTGATTTATTAGGTGGTGCACCAGCAGCGTATGATACATTAATTGAACTCTCTGCTTCTCTTGCAAATGGAGATTCTGATGTGGTTGCTTTAACAGCTGAAGTAGCTACTAAAGCTACAAAAGCAAATAACTTAAGTGATTTAACTAACGCATCTACAGCAAGAACAAACTTAGGGTTAGGTTCAATTGCAACATTAAGTAGTATTGACATTTCAACTAATACAAACTTAGCTGCTAGTACAGGTATTACCTTAACAGGAGATACATTAACAACAAATGATGGACAAATTGTTCACGATAATTTAAGTGGATTTGTAGCAGATGAACATATTGCCCATAGTGGGGTAACACTAACAGCAGGAAATGGTTTAACAGGAGGAGGTACTATAGCTGCAAGTAGAACATTTGCAGTAGGAGCAGGTACACTTATAGATGTAGCAGCAGATACCGTAAATGTAGATCTATCAGAACTATCAACTTCAACAACTAATGGGGATGGAGATTATTTTGTAGTAGTAGATACATCAAATGCTCAAAGAAAATTAACAAAAGCAAATATTGCTTTATCTGAATTTAATAACGATTCTGGATGGACATCGAATGTAGGAGACATTACAGGTGTAACAGCAGGTAACGGTTTAACAGGAGGTGGCTCATCAGGAGCTGTAACAGTTAATGTTGTTGCGGGTACAGGTATTAGTGTTGCTGCAGATTCAGTGTCTACAAATGATGGGCAAATTGTCCACGATAACTTATCAGGATTTGTAGCTAACGAACACATTGATCACTCTGGAGTATCAATTACCGCAGGTAATGGTTTAACAGGTGGTGGTACAATTAATTCTACTAGAACATTAAACATTGGTGAAGGAACAGGTATCACAGTCGCAGCAGACACTATATCTACAAATGATGGAGAAATTGTCCACGATAACTTATCAGGATTTGTAGCTAACGAACACATTGATCACTCTGGAGTATCAATTACCGCAGGTAATGGTTTAACAGGTGGTGGTACAATTAATTCTACTAGAACATTAAACATTGGTGAAGGAACAGGTATCACAGTCGCAGCAGACACTATATCTACAAATGATGGAGAAATTGTCCACGATAACTTATCAGGATTCGTAGCTAACGAACACATTGACCACTCAGGTGTATCAATTTTAGCAGGTAATGGTTTAACAGGTGGTGGTACAATTAATTCTACTAGAACATTAAACATTGGAGCTGGTACAGGTATTGATGTAGCAGCGGATGCTATTTCAGTAGACGTATCAGATTTTATGTCTAATGGTGCAAATAATCGTATTCTTACAGCAACTGGTACGGATGCAATGAATGCTGAAGCAAACCTAACATTTGATGGTACAACTTTTCTAGTTTCTGCTGCAAAATCCCGAACAGATGGTCTTGGGGTAGGTATTGCACCATCATCAACTGTAGGGGTAATTCAAGCTTCAAATGATGTTATAGCATTCGCTTCTTCAGATGAAAGATTAAAAGAAAACGTAACATCTATTGAAAGTGCTTTAAATAAAGTAGAATCTTTAAGAGGTGTTGAATTTGATTGGATCGCTAATAAAGAAATCCACCCTAACGAGGGACATGATTTAGGAGTAATTGCTCAAGAAGTTGAAGCAGTGCTACCAGAATTAGTTCAAACTAGAGAAAACGGATATAAAGCAGTTAAATACGATAAATTAACAGCCGTATTAATTGAGGCAGTAAAAGAATTATCTGCTAGAGTAAAAACTTTAGAAGGATATCATAATTAAAATAAATTTATAAAAAATGGCATTAACCGGAACATTTGAAACTTATACCCCTGTCTTCTCAGAAACAGAATATACTTATACTTCTTTATCAGTACCTAATGATATTAGTGTAGATGATCCTTATTATGTTCATAGAGGAACTACTATTATACAATCTCAATCTGCGGTAGAATCTGTAGAAACTTCTTCTGTTAGTGGATATATAAGTGTTTACCAATTCACATCTTTTAAATCTGAAATTACAGGTGATACATATGACTCCTTAGCAGTTTGGTATAATGTTTATAATAATGAAGCCTCTAGAAGTGCTGATTGGAATAATTGGTCATCTCAAGGAGAAATAACTTTTTCAACAACTTTAGCCCCTGAAGATGATGTAAGATCAAAGGGATATGAATTACTTAAATCTCAAGACGGATGGGGTAATTTAACAGACGCATAATAAATAAAACTAAAATAAAATGGCAGTACCAAGTTCAGGACAGTTAGGATTATACGAAGATATTTTTACAGCTTTTAATGAACATTCTCAAGGAGATAATTCATTGCACAATGCTTCCACATACGCCGGGTTTTCTACCCCAGACGCTATGTCTGATTTTTATGGGTATGTAGATGCAGTTGCACCTTCAGTTACAACAAATGCTGCTACTAGTGTTGGAAGTACTAGTATGACAATAAATGGTAATGTAACTAGCGATGGTGGTGGAACAATTACAGAAAGGGGATTCTATTTTGGAACCTCTACTACTGCTACCAGTAATACAAAATATGTAGTATCAGGCACCACAGGAGCTTTTTCAAATAGTAGAGGAGGATTATCAGCTGGTACTTTATATAGAATATTTGCCTTTGCAACTAATGTTGCAGGAACCACAATAGCTGGTAGAGTTGATCAATATACTACATTTACAGCTACTTTTTCCCCATCATCCTTTTATGTAAGAATAGGAGGATATCATACTGATAGACACTATTGGTATAATCCAACTTCAGGATGGGTAAATAATTCTACTACTACTAGAAGGCATGCTAACCATGGTGGAGTAACTGTTCAATCTGCAACTAATACCCCTAATTTAGGACAAGGTCAACTTACAAATCATCCCCAAGCCCAAGGTGGATCACCATTTGCATGGGGATGTGTGAATAGAAATAAAACACAACTTTTTTCCACTCAATTTATCTATAATGGTCAAACTAGAGGAGGTACTTACTCTTGGTAGTTTATTAAATAGTAAAAATAGGGAACGCTTGCGTTCCCTTTTTTTGTTCTCGTATATATTTTAAATATTTATATTAAATAATTAATTAAATTCGTTATGGCAATAAAACAAACAAAGGTAACAGAGGAGGAATTAAAGGAACTAGAAAACTTTCAACAAAACATTAACGTTATAACATACCAATTAGGACAGTTAGCGTTAAGAAAGTTAAATTTAGAAAAAGAAGAAGAAAATTTGGAAATACGATATGACCAAATACTTCTACAAGAAAAAGAATTGGGCGATCGTTTAAAAGAAAAATATGGTAGTGCCCAAATCGATTTAAAAACAGGTGAGATCATACAATCGGAATAATGTTTTTGAACTCCCCTTACATATTTATCATTGATAAAATAACTAATAACAATGGCTGAAACTTTATTATCCCCAGGAGTATTAACACGTGAGAACGATCAATCACTAGTTACTCAAGGACCTATTGTTGCAGGTTTGGCTTTAGTAGGCCCAACTGTAAAAGGACCTGTTAATGTTCCAACAGTAGTTACTTCATATAGTGACTTCAAAAATAAATTTGGTGGTGCATTCGAAAGTGCTAGTATTCGATATGAATATTTAACTTCAATCGCTGTAAACAATTACTTCCAACAAGGTGGTGAGACTGCTTTAATAACTAGAGTTGCATCTGGTTCTTACACTCCCTCAACCGCTGACGTTAGAGCAATTATGCATGCTGATTCTTCTTCATTCACATTAGAGACAATTTCTCAAGGTGAAATCATGAACAACTCAGGTAGTGTATCTACAAGTGGTTCATTAGTAAGTGGTTCAGGTGATAACGTACGTTGGGAAATTGCAGGAATTGATTCAGGAAGTGGTACGTTTAATCTACTAGTTCGTGGTGGAAATGACAATTCTAAATCAAAAACAATATTAGAAAGCTGGAATGATTTATCATTAGATCCAAATTCAGACAACTATATCGAAGCTGTAATTGGTAACCAAACAAGAAACTTCGATACCGATAGTGATGGTAATCAATTTATCCAAACAACTGGATCTTACGTTAATAACAGCCGTTACGTAAGAGTATCTTCAGTAGGGTTACCAACATTAAACTACTTAGATAACGACGGAAACTTTAAAGCAGAATACACTTCATCTCTACCACAAGTAGGAAGTGGATCTTTAGAAGGAGCATTTGCAAATGGTACTGGTAAAATTTATGGAGATGGTGCTAATGCAAACACTAGATTAAAAATGTTTGATGAAATTGATGTTTCATCTATCCAAGGTCTAGAACCATCTCACTATACAGCCTCACTAGCTCTTCTACAAAATCAAGACGAATACGATTATGAAATCTTATCTATTCCCGGTGTAACAATTCAAAACGGATTAGTTGCTGTAAATACAGCGATTGATACGGTTACAGAAAGAGGAGATGCGATTGCCGTAGTTGATACAAGAAATTATGGTTCAACACTTAACCAAGCCGTAACTTCCGCTGGAGCTGTTGATTCAAGCTACGCTGCTACATACTGGCCTTGGGTTCAAGTACAATCAGGTGAAACTGGAAAACTAGTTTGGGCACCTGCTTCTACAGTAATTCCTGGAGTATATGCTACTAACGATAGATTAGGAGCTGAATGGTTCGCACCTGCTGGATTTAACAGAGGTGGTGTAGGTGGTGTAATCCAAGCTGAAAGAAAATTATCACCAGCTGATCGTGATAAACTGTATTTAGCTAAAGTTAACCCATTAGCTACATTCCCAGGAAATGGAACAGTAGCATTTGGACAGAAAACATTACAAACTAAAGCAACTGCCTTAGATAGAGTAAATGTAAGAAGATTGTTAATTGAATTGAAACGTACTATTGGAAACATTGGTAAAACGTTACTATTCGAACAAAACACAGCTGCAACTAGAAATAGATTTTTATCACAAGTTAACCCATATCTAGAATCAATACAACAACGTCAAGGATTGTACACTTATAGAGTGGTAATGGATGATACAAACAACACAGCTGATGTGATTGACAGAAATCAAATGGTAGGACAAATATTCATCCAACCAACTAAAACAGCTGAATATATAATCTTAGACTTTAATGTAACGCCTACTGGTGTAACATTCTAAAAGTTTAAAAATACAATATTTATAATAAACATAAATTAAAATGGCAGTATTAGATCCCAATGAAATAATGTTCACCGCCTTTGAACCCAAAGTGCAAAACAGGTTCATTCTATATGTAGACGGTATTCCCGCTTACTTAATCAAGAACGCAACTGCACCTGGATTCGACGCTGGTGAAATCACCTTAGATCATATTAACACTTACCGTAAAGTAAAAGGTAAAGTTCGTTGGAACGATATGACTTTAGGTTTATATGATCCTGTAACCCCATCAGGAGCTCAAGCCGTAATGGAATGGGCACGTTTAGCTCACGAATCAGTAACTGGTCGTGACGGATATTCAGATTTCTACAAGAAAGACTTAACATTAGATATATTAGGTCCTGTAGGAGATGTAGTATCAGAATGGGTGATCAAAGGAGCATACGTTAAAACTGCCAGTTTCGGTGAATACGATTGGAGTGCAGATGCTGCTATCAATTTAGATATCACCATTGCAATGGATTATTGTATCCTAAACTTCTAAAAATACCCCAACCCTCCAACCCTGAATTAGGTGTTCCATTTGGAACACCTTTTTCTATTTCGTATATTTATATACACAAATAAGTTATTTATAGTATGGAACAACAAGTTACAGAAAACAAATTTAAATTTCCCACTGAAGTCGTTGAGTTACCATCTAAAGGATTAATATATCCTAAGGACAACCCACTATCATCCGGCAAGATAGAAATGAAATACATGACAGCTAAGGAAGAAGATATCCTTACCAACCAGAATTATATTTCAAAAGGTATAGTGTTGGATAAACTCATTGAATCGCTGATTGTCTCTAAAATTAATTATAGAGATTTAATTACAGGAGATAAAAATGCCTTATTAATAGCATCTCGTGTATTAGGTTATGGTAAAGACTATACCTTTAAATCCTTTAATTCTTCAACAAGTCAAATGGAAGATTTTACAATTGATTTAACAACCCTAGAAGATAAACTATTAGATCCTAATGATCTTAAAGAAAACGGAGTAAATGAATTTGAATTTACATTACCACATTCAAAAACCACCATTACTTACAAGTTATTAACACATGGTGATGAAAAGGATATAGAAAGGGAAATTAAAGGATTACAAAAAATTAATAAAGAAACTTCACCGGAATCCTCAACCCGTTTAAAATACTTAATTACATCAGTAGATGGTGATAGAGAAAAGAAAACAATTAGAGAATTTGTAGATACCTACTTATTAGCTAGAGATTCTAGGTCTTTGCGTGAAGAAATTAAACGCATAGCCCCAGATGTAAATTTAATATATACCGGGGAAGATGACGAGGAGGACATCGTTATCCCCATCAATCTTAACTTTTTTTGGCCTGACGCCCGAATATAGGCAAAATCTATTTTCTCAAATACATGAAATTGTATTTCATGGTAATGGGGGATATGATTGGCATACCCTATATAATATGCCTATTTGGCTTCGTAATTTTACCTTTAAAAAAATTGAAGAATATTACGAAAAACAAAACGAAGCTAATGATAAGCAAAATAATATGCTTAAAAATAATAGCAAAGAAATAGCAAGACCTAATATTAATCCTGCTAATGTATATAATGCATCAGTGCCTACTAAAAAGTAGGCACTTTTCATATTTATATTATATACCCTTATATGGCTGACGAAGAAGATAATATTAAAAAGGAGTTTAGATCTGCAGCAGAAGAAACAGCAGCGGTGTTTGGAAATACCCTAGCTAGTATCTCAGAAGAATATTCTAGAAAATTAAGAGAAGAAGCAGATAACCTTGATGATTTAGGTAAATCTTTATTAAGAAATTTTAAAAATGATTTAGCTTCTTTAGGTAGATCTAGTTCAGCTTTATTAGATATCCAAACTAAATTATTAAATGGTAATTTAAAACAACAAGATATAGCTAAAGCTATTCAATCTATTGATTTAAAAATCAATAAAATTAGAAATGATAGAAATCAACTTGAACTCGAATTTGGTAAACTTTCTAAAAAACAAGAAGAAGACTTTACTAAAGCATTATCAATTGCCCAGGAACAGAAAAAATCAATTAAAGAACAAGGTCAAGAATTAGATAATGTTAATAAAAAATTAGGAGTAGCAGGAACTGCTCTAGGAATTGCTGGAGGAATCCTTAAAAAAATATCAGGCACTAATCCTTTTGAAAATATAGTCTCCTCAGCGGCCGCCGCAAATGCTCAAATTAAACTTAATAATGAAGAATTAAAAGATTCTTTAAACCTTACAGAAGAAAGAAGAGCAGAACTTACAAAAGAAAATCAAGATTTAAAATCTCAAACAACTGTTAGAGGTCAAATTGGAAAAAAACTTAAAGAATCCTTAACAGTTACTAACCTAGTAATGGTAGCGGGTGCCGCTATTTTAAAATCTGCACTTGAATTAAATAAAGTTCAAACTGAATTTAGAAGATTAACAGGAGAATCAGCATCAAATTTTACAAGTTTTAATGACGCTTTAATTAGTGGTATTGATCAAATTAAAACCCTAACAGCACTAACAGAACAATTTGGGTTTAATGCTAATGCTGCTTTTGATCAAATTAATATCCAAGAAGCAGCTGAACTAGAAGTATTACTTGGCCTATCAGCTGAAGAAGCAGGTTTACTAGCATTTAATGCCCAAGTAAGTGGTGAAAATTTAAAAGATGGAGCTGCTAATGCCTTTAAAGGAGTAAGTCCTTTATTATCTCAAAGAAAAATTTTACAAGAAATTGCTAAAGTTTCTCCTTCTATAGCTATGTCTTTTGGTAATAGTAATGAAGAACTAGCTAAGGCTGCTTCTAATGCTAAATTATTAGGATTAAATTTAAGCCAAGTAGATAAAATAGCAGGAGGTTTATTAGACATAGAACAATCCCTTACAGCTGAATTTGAAGCTGAAGTTATTACTGGAAAACAGTTAAATTTAGAAAGAGCAAGAATGTTTGCTTTAACTAACGATTTAGCAGGGGTAACAAAAGAATTAACTAAACAGGGTATTACCCAAGAAAGTTTTGCAAAGTCTAATAGAATTGAGCAAGAAGCAGTAGCTGCAGCACTTGGTTTAAGTAGAGATGAATTATCTAAATCTTTACAAGAACAAGCTATCCTTAGTGGAATGAGTGCTGAAGAAATTAAAGCTAAAGAAATAGCAGATGCTAAAAGATTAACAGCACAACAACAACTTAATAAAGCAATAGAAAAAATGACTGTTGCTCTAGCAGGGCCTGTAGAATTAATGGCTAGTTTGCTTAGTAATTCGGTAGTATTATATACTACTATGGGAATGATTGGAGTTATTATGACCCAGTCTATTTTAGGTAGCATGGTTAAGCTTGGTGCAGCACTAATTCCCGTAATTGCAAGAATGGGGTTTCTAGTTGGGTTAAGTGTAGCTGATGCTACTGCTAAATTAACAGCTTTGTCTGCTGCTACTTTAGGTATAGGAACCATAGTTGCACTTGCAGCGGCAGGTGCTGGTATAGCTTATTTATATAATAAAGTAAGTGAAGCTAAGTCACAAGGTGTCAATGATGGTATAGCACCATCCTCAAAAGGTCCATTTACTATTACAGATAGCTATGGAGCAACGGCAATCACAGCTAAAGGAGATGGATTAGCAGTATCACCAAACATCAGAAGAGAGGGTAGAAACGATAGTGCCCCAATCGATTACGAAAAACTAGCAAACGCAATCGCTAAAGGTGCTGAAAGAGGTACTTCACGTGCTACTGTAGTTACAAATTTAGATGGTGATAGAATATCCACTCGATTACAACCATCACTAGCAGTTAATACTAGAAGATATTCAGTTTAAAATATTTATAATAAATAAAATTAAAATTATGGCGATCCTAGGAACAGAAAAAACATCCAATTTAAGTACAGGAGGAGTAAAACCTGATAATCTTGATATTTTAAGAGATTCAAACTTACATGATGTAGCTTCTTTAAGTGGTCAAGGTTTACCACAAGTAAATCCTGCAATAACAAAGCTACAACCTGCTAACCCATCAGATCTTGATTTAAATGGTGGTTTACCTAAAACAGGTACTTATAGAGATAACGCACCTGAGGGGGCATCATTCTAAAAAATGGCTATAAAAGATCTATATAACGATCCTGATAGCTTTAAGTATAATTCAAAAGGTAATAAGTATACAAAAGATATTAGAGGTGGTGGTTCTTCAGGTCAACCTTTTATAAAGGCACCTGTACCTGATACCATTGACCAACTTAATAACTTAACTACCGAGGCATTAAGCTTAGACTATCCAATTCGTGGTGGTTCCTATGAGGAGCTAGCCGCTAGAACGGACTTTGCTCGTATAGATCGTTTTTTATTATCTTACCCTCAAGGTAAAGCATTTTTAGATAAACAAGCCGGGTTAAATTTATCTAACCCTTTAATGGAATCCCGTCAACAAGGTGGAAGACCAAACACTATGCAATATAGTGATGGTAGAAACCTAATGAAACAAATAGCTGAGGGTGGTACTGGATTCAGGTACCCACAAGCGGGATTAAATGAGAATGAACTTGGTTACATTGAAAACACATATCAATATGTTGTATCACATAAACCAAAAGATAGAAATAGATTAGTTGCTTTATATAATTTTAAAGTAAACCCTTCACCTACAGATACATTTGAAGGAGGAGCCATTGCTCGTGAACTAGGAATAAATGATTTAATTGATTCAGAATTATTTTTCTACCAAAATGGTCCTGGTTCATTATATGGTTTAGGTAGTACTACAATCCGTACTGCTACAGATGCTAAAAATCGACCCTTACTAACTAAAAACGCTCCTAATTTTACTGGTCCCTATTATCAAACTAATTTAGATAATATAGAAGTCCAAGCTAGACCAGTAACCACGTATCAATATTTTAGCACTTTAGGAGCAAGTAGAATATATCAGTTAGGAGATACTTTAACTGGTGTAAGTCAAGATAATCAAATCCAAAATACTTATCAACAATCTAGTAAAGATTTTATTAGAGTAGAAAAGGTACCTGAAGTACCCACTACTACACAATACACCCAGCTTGGATATACAATGGGGTATACTACTTTACTAAATCAAAAACCCCAAGGTGAAACTAATTCATCCCTTCCTTCTGAAGATTTTAGAAAAAATATTTTAGAACCACAAAAAGTTTTTTCTAGAGATTATAGAAATCGTAATGTAAACATAGCTACTAGAGTAGGAATAGGAAACCCTGGCAGTTCTTTACTAGACAGAACTGATATAGCAAATACAAACCCAACTACCCAGGATAAGGTAAATATGTCTCCTTTAGTAACTAGAGGAAATGATGTCCCTGTTGAAAATGATGGTGAAGTAAGAGATTTAATAAAATTCGCTTTTGAAACATTATCAAATAATAATGATGTAACCACCAGAGCTCATTTTAGAGCATTTTTAACTGGATTTAGTGATAGCCATAGTGCACAATGGGATTCAAAACGTTATGCTGGTAGAGGGGAAAATTTCTATACATACCAGGGATTTGATCGTGATGTAAGTTTTAATTTTAAAATTGCACCTCAATCACGTCCTGAATTAAAAGTGTTATATCAAAAATTTAACTTTTTAGTCTCTTCTCTTTATCCTGATTATACTGGTAATGGATTTATGAGAGGAAACATTACCAAATTAACCATAGGTGAATATTTTTATAGAGTACCTGGAATTATTACAGGATTAAATATAACTGTAAATGATGAATATCCTTGGGAAATAAAAATGACCCAACCCGAAGATGGGGCTGATGTAGATATGATGGAATTACCTCAAATTTTAGATGTAGCTGTTTCATTTAAACCTATTTTAGATGTTTTACCTAAAAAAGGTAGAAAAGTTCCAATAATAATGACTAACCTTGTTGAAAATAACTTCTTATCTCAAACATTTTAATGGCAAGAAGATACGAAAATATAGGAACATATAAAGGAATTGGTGGTAAAGTAATTTATTTACCAACCCAATACCCTAACCTTGTACCTTCAAATGAAGATTATTATATTATATCGAGAGATCAAGATAGATTAGATTTAATAGCATACGATTTTTACGGTGATGCTACTTTATGGTGGGTTATAGCTATGGCAAACGATTTACCTGGAGATTCAATGTTTCCTCCACTTGGTTTTCAATTAAGAGTACCTGCTAATATAGATGCAGCATTAAATGCTTTTGATGGCGCTAATAGTTAAAAAATGTTATGGCTAAATATAAAAATATTGTTGGTACTGGTTTATTAGATTACGTTCAAACACAAATTACAGAACGTGAACAAATAGTTAACCAACCAACCCGCACCCCAGACCAATTACAATGGTTAACTAATAGAACAGGATGGTTTCGTCTTAGTTCAGGAGTTGACTTTAACCCCGCTCCTAAACCTCCAATAACTACTCTAGAAGGCCCAGGTAGAGGTAAAGAAGGTCCTGCTAATCTTGTAGAAGTTTTTAATCCTGAAGGATATTCTGATAATTTAGCTAAACAATATGTTTTACAAAGTGGAACTGTTTCAACTACAGATGGAAATGATATAAATTTAAAAAAAGGTTTTAGTGAAACTTATTCTCAAGGTGAAACTGATAAATTAGGTTATAAACCTATGCCTGGTATTACAGGTGTTAAAGTAGGCACCGGAGGTAGATGGCAAACCTTAATGCAAGCCGATATAGATTTTGTCTGTTATGACCTAGACCAGTTGGATATAATGACTAAACTTTATATGAGTTTAGGAACTAGTTTATTTTTAGAATGGGGACATACCCCTTATATTGATAATAATGGAACATTACAGAAAAACATTCGCCCAATTAATTTCTTTAGTTTTGATGATAAAGATGAATTGTTACAAGCTATAACTAAAAAACGTCAAGATACTTTTGGTAACTATGATGGTATGGTAGGTACAGTTTATAATTTTGATTATAAATCAAATAATGATGGTTCCTATAATTGTAGTGTTAAACTTATGGGGCCTGGGGGTATGTTAGAATCATTAAAAATTAATGGATCTATTAATATTGATTTTGATGCCGGGAAAAATATAGAAGCAGAAAAGTATTCTTCTACATTAGGAAATGCTTTATACGCTTTGCATAATTATTTATCTAAAAGAGATGATTTATTTAAAACTGAAAGAATAGCTTATTCTTCGGTTGGTCCCTCTTTAGTAAAAAGTGATTTTTCAACTGCTAAATTTGGTAAAATAGAACCCAAAGATTTCTTTAAAGGAGAACCTGAAAATAATGTTTGGGGTGGTATTGAAGAAACATTAGAAACTACTAATTGGGGTGAACTTTTAAATAGCATATATTCAGCAGCAACTTATAATAAAGTTTTTTTTAATAAAAATAACTCTGAAGTAGAATACAAATTAGATGTACAACCTCCCGCTTTACCTTCTCCTTTATCTAATTTTTCTGCTTTTGGAAATGCCTATCAATTAGTAATGGGTCTAAAATCCCCAGAACTTAACGATGGTTTAAATACAATACCTACAGATTTTTATAGTGGTTATGCTAATATTTTAAAAACTGAAGAAAAAGAAAATCAAATAGGTACTTATATTACTTTAGGTCATTTATTTGCTTTAATTCAACATATAGGAGTTTTTACTGAAACTAAAGAAGGTATAACTTTAGATGCATCCCCTGATACTTCAACTTGTAAACCTATAGTATATCTTGATTACCACCCAGACAATACAGAAATTCTTACTGGTCCCTTAGAATGTAGTGTAGACCCAACTAAATGTTTAATACCATGGTCACCTACAGAAAAACCCTCTTCATTTTTTGCTCCACTAGATATTGATTCTGATTCTAAAGAAGAATGGTGGGGTGGTTTAGATAAATTAGGAAATAAATTTAAAAACTTTGTAAATTATCCTGATAAAAATAAAGTAAATCCTGTATTAGGTGATAGTTTTATGGGGAAAGTATTTAATATTTTAGTTAATCTTAAATTTGCTTATACTACTTTAGAAAGTCTATCAAATAATGAAGATAAAAGTGTTAATTTAATAGAATATGTAAATGCTATATTAGATGGTATTAATCTAAGTTTAGGTCAAGTTAATAATTTAAGAGCATTTGTTGGAGATGATGGTAAAGTATTAAGAATTATAGATGAAAATGTAGTAGAACCTTTAGTACCTGAAAAAATGATATCTATTCCTAACTTCGGGTTAAAATCTACAGTTTATGATTATGGTTTTAGTTCTAAAATTACCCCTAAGTTAGCTTCCCAAATAGTAATAGCTGCTCAAGCTAGAGACACAGGAGGTGTAAAACAATTTTCTGAAGATGTTTTATCATATCAGAGTATGAATGTTGGTATTGTTGATAGATTTTCAACTACAAAACTCCCTGCTGTAATATCAAAATCAACCAAAGATAATACAGGTAAACTTAGAAAAACCTATCAAAAATTATACGATCACATTTATTATTGCTACTCAGCAGATGATTCAGCTAATTTAGGATTAAAAATTAATAGTATTTCATCTTTAATTAATACTTTTTCATCTTTACAAGGAATTAGAAAAAAAACAAATTCAAAAACAGCTGGTACTGCTTTAATTCCTTTAGAATTTAATTTGACAATGGATGGATTAGCAGGGGTTTTACCTTACAATGCTTTTTTAGTACCTAATAATAGATTACCTAAAAGTTATAGAAATAGAGTAGCGTTTTGTGTGTTTTCTATTAATCATAATTTAGACGATAATCGATGGACTACTACTTTACGTGGCCAAACAATATTATTAGATAAACCTATATACATTAATACAACACAAACAATAAAAGCTACAGGAGGACCCGCTTTATCTCCTAATTCTAATCTTATTGGTATAGATTTTCCTGAACAAGAATTAATCGGTTCAGAAGTTACTATAGGTAGTTCTAATATTTCTAATAATGAATATTCTCCTAAGAGACTACCCCCTTCAGATACTACAACAATATCAGATCAAACCACTACAGAAACATCCACCCAAACTACTACCACTCAATCCACTTCTACCCCAGACTTAGATATTTTAGCTGCTATACCTTTTATAAAAGACCAAGAAGGATTTGAATCAGAACCTTATCCTGATCCTAAAGATGACCCTAATGGAAGACTTTCTATTGGATATGGTAGTGATACTATAACAAAACCTGATGGTAGTTTTTATAAAATTACTAGAAAAAGTAGAGTAACTGAACAGGATGCTGAGCGTGATCTAATTCGTAGGATAAAAACAGAATTTAGACCTAGAGTAATTCAAAGATTAAGAGATAGAGGGGTAGATTATAATACTGTAGACACTAAAATACAAGTAGTATTTATAGATCTAGCCTATAATTACGGTACCTTATTTTATGATTTTGTAGAAGCATATAAAGCAAATGGAAAACAAGGTGTGATAGAAGAGTTAAATAATAGGATTGAACGTTTTGATCGTGGTGAACGAGGACAAGTAAAAACAAGAAGAATAGCTGAAAAAAGATACTTAGGAGGATAATGGCATACGTACCAAAAAATATGGTTAACCAAAACCTGTACACTAATGGTGGAGAATTTATAGACCCATCAACAGGTAAATACTATCAAGGATATTATCACCAATATTTTTCAGGTGAAATATTCTCTGGTAAAGGACCTACTGATGCTAATCGCAAAAGTTTAAGTAGTGCTCCTCCTGTTTCTAAACAAGCTCAAAATAATGTTCCAAACACTAAACAAAGTATAGATTACCAAAGAGCTAAACCAACAGACCAAGAAATATACAAATTTGGTTTAACCCCTGAACCTTATTATCCTGTCCCTACTAGTCAGGATTATAAAAAGGGAGCATTTGTAAGATATTTTGCTAAAAAACGTAATCAATCTCCTCCTACTATTATAGAGATTGATAAAGTAACTCACGATGATTTAAGATCACAAAGAGGTAAATATAATTATGCTCTATGGACTGTAACTTCTTTATATTGGAAAATTACAGGGCCAATTTATGATTCTAAAGATAAATTTGGAGTATTAAAAGCAGGTATTTATAATACTAATGAAAGAATAGTTAACGCCTCAAATGAACAATTTAGAGGTATAAAAGGTTACTTATCTGATCTAATACAATTTGCTCCTAAAGCAGATTTAGAATTAGTATCTAACTTATATTCTGATAAAGGTCAATTAATTGTAAAATTAGATAATAGCAAATATGAAGGTTATTACCATTTAATGGCTGATGGTACTATAATGGATGGTACAACACACAGTCAATCAAAAGGTATAACACTTTTAGCAGGAGACGTGTTAATTCAAAATCAAATTAGTACATTGATAAACACAGCATTAGGAAATCTTGGTGCAACATAAAGTTATGAATAAAAGGTTATGTATTATATTGTCGAAACAGAAGAGCAGTTAAATAGACTGCATTGCAAAGGAACAGACTGCTATATTCGAATCATTCCAATGAATGACGAGTACCATTCTGCTTTGACTTCACCTTGTCTTATATACTTTAAAACATTTGAAAGCAAAGGATATATTTTCCCTATTAACCATTCAGAGGCATTTAAATTGCCTTTAGATAAAGTTAAAGAATGGATAGAATCCAAATACGAGAAAATATACACTACAAATAAAAAGGAGTGTTTATATCACTTCGATTTACCAAAATTAATTGATATAGGTTATGATGATAATAATGTGGATCATTCTCTTATTAGGTCCCGTACTTTTGATAGGTATGGACATTTACCATTCTGCAATTCCTTGGTTCCGATCTCGAAGATATACGAGACGGAAGAAAAAATATTTGAAGAGATTAGAGAAACAATCCCAGAACAAGTAAACGAATTTTATAACGATACTTTCCCTAGAGTATTTAAATCAATTGAAGAGCAGGGGTTAAGAGTACATCCTGATTATTTTGATAAACACTTTAAATATCATGAAAAACCATGGTTTTATCACGCAGATACAGTGTATTCTAAATACAACCTATATAATCTCACCACCCGCCCCACAAACTCATTTAACGGTGTTAACTTTGCTGCTTTAAATAAAAATGATGGTTCAAGAACAGCATTTATCCCTAAAAATGATATGTTCTTTGAATTCGATTACGATGCTTATCACGTGAGAATCATGGCTAAACTAATTGATTTTCCATTAGACAGGGGCTCTGTCCATACCCAATTAGGGCGCATGTATTTCGGTAAAGATGAGCTGACTGAAGAAGAATATGCACAATCTAAAGAACTGACATTCAAACAGTTATATGGGGGTGTATTTAAAGAATATAAAGAGATACCTTTCTTTAAAGCAATGAATGAATACATAGATAAACTATGGGCCCTATTTAATGCTACAGGAAAATTAGAGCTAGTAGGAGGTAAAATATTAGACAAAGAACAAATCCACAACCCTACACCAAATAAAATACTAAACTATGTAATTCAGTCCGCAGAAACGCATAATAATGTAGTTTCTGTAAAACAAGTTATAGAATATTTGGAGGATAAACAAAGTAAGGTTATATTATACACATACGATTCATTCTTAATCGATTATGCAGTTGGAGATGGGAAGGAAGTATTAAAAGAAATCAAACGGTTATTAGAAATAAATGGTTTTGTAGTAAAGGTTGCGTATGGTCCTAACTACAATTCTTTAAAAGATATATAATATTTATTATGGATTACGATATTAATTTTGACGATTTGGCAAATAAACTATTTTGCACATTTACTAGCGAAGAACAACTAGAATCCACTGTAGATACTATAAAAGAACAATATCAAATCTTGTTTAACAAGATATTTGTTTTGTATGTAGAATCAACTAACGAATATGTGTGCACATATAACGTAGATTCTTTTAATATGTCTGATACTATATTAGATAATACTATTCTTTTGCATAGAAAAAAAGAATCTAACACTTTATATACGATAAATGCACTAAACGATTTAATCCGTTCTTTAAATGGAGGTAGTTTAGATAAGAATTATAGAGTAAATTGGCAAGATTATCGCAACTGTATTTTACTTACAACTAGTGGCGAGTTAAAAAAATTAGATACCAAAGTACACGAAATAATTAATTTCTAGTTTGGTTATCTAAGAGTAGGTTATTATATTAAACAAGTTATAAAAAAATAGTTATATTATGAATTTAGATTTAATCTCAAGCAAGTTAGAAAAACTACAGGCCCCACAAGGTCAAAAATCAGACCAAAAGTTTGACAGAAGTCAGTATTTTTGGAAAGCTCCTATGGGCAAATCACAAATCCGTTTTGTGCCCTACAAGGAAAACAAAGAAAACCCATTTTCCGAAGTATTTTTTCACTATGGAATTGGAAACAGAACGATGATTTCACCTATCAATTATGGTGAAAAAGATCCTATCGTAGAGTTCTCAAAAGAATTACGTAAAACATCTGAACCTGAAAACTGGCGTTTAGCTAAAAAGTTAGAGCCCAAAATGAGAGTATTTGCTCCCGTTGTAGTCAGAGGTGAAGAAAATAAAGGCGTACGTTTTTGGGAATTTGGAAAACAAGTATATCAAGAACTACTTAGTTATGCTGCAGACGAAGACTACGGAGACTTTACAGACGTAGTATCTGGTTTAGACATGACAGTAGAAGTAGTTCAAGGTAATCCTTACCCACAAACTTCACTTAGAGTAAAACCAAAACAATCACCATTATCAGATGATAATGCTTCGGTTGAAAAATGGTTAGCTGACCAACCAGAATTGCTAAAATATTATAAGAAATATTCTTATGATGAAATGAAAACAGCACTTCAAGATTGGTTAAACCCAGAAGAATCTACTGGTGAAACAGCAACTGATACTCTATTAAATGATCCTTCAGATCTAGAGAAAAAATCTTCAGATCCTGGTTATACACTTAATGTCAAACAAAAAGAGACAGTAAGCGATAGCGATTTCGACGACTTATTTAAAGATTAATTTTTATGGCTAAAAAGAAAGCTAGCCTTGGAGGCGATATTTCCAAGGCTGTTAAGGGAACATTCTCCCTTGATAAGTTTAAAGCCGCTAAAGGCTTAGGAACAGCAAATAATACCTTTAAGGAACAGGAATGGATACCATTATCACCTGCTTGGCAGGAAATGGTATCATTACCTGGTATTCCTCATGGTCACATTACATTATTACGTGGACACTCAGATTCAGGTAAAACAACTGCTTTATTAGAGGTAGCTGTTAACGCCCAAAAAATGGGAATTTTACCTGTGTTTATTGTTACTGAGATGAAATGGTCTTGGGAACATGCAATGATGATGGGCTTAGAAGTTGAGTTAACTAAAGACGAAAATGGTCAAGTTACAAGTGTAGATGGTAATTTTATTTATGCTGATAGAGGTCAATTAGGTACTGTTGAAGCCGTTGCAGGATTTATGGCAGATCTAATGAATGAACAAGCAAAAGGTAATTTACCAATGGATATGGTATTTTTATGGGATTCCATTGGATCTGTGCCTTGTCAAATGTCAGTTGAAAAAGCTAAAAACAATAACGAGTGGAATGCTGGTGCAATGTCAACTCAATTTGGAAACTTTATCAACCAAGAAATTCTATTATCACGTAAAGAATCTTATCCATATACTAACTCGTTAGTTGCTGTTAATAAAATTTGGGTTGAAAAACCCATTGGACCTATGTCACCACCTATTATGAAAAACAAAGGTGGAAATACAATGTTCTTTGATTCAACTTTAATTGTTACATTTGGTAATATCTCTAATTCAGGTACTTTAAAAGTAAATGCTGTAAAAGATGGTAAGAAAGTAGAATGGGCTAAAAAGGTAAAAGTAGCAGTAGAGAAAAACCATATCTCAGGTGTTACAACTACAGGAAAAATTGTAGTTACCCCTCACGGATTTATATCTGATACTAAAAAAGATATAGACAATTATAAAAAAGATCACCAATCAGAATGGGGAGCTATTTTAGGTGAAGGACCATTTGAAGTAGTATTAGAGGGATCAGACGAAGAAGACTTTAAAAATATAGCTTCTACGTCAGATGAATAAAACCTATCAAGATATTCTCAATAACTTGCATGAGGAGTCTAATCTGGAGCCCCTGCACTTAAACAGCAGGGTGCTCCTAATAGATTCAATGAACACATTTTTACGTTCATTTGCTATGATACCAGCTATTAATCCACAAGGTAATCATATTGGAGGGTTAGTTGGTTTTATGAAATCATTAGGTTATGCTATTAAATTAATCCAACCAACACGAGTTATTTTAGTATTTGATGGTCAAGGGAATATTACAAATAGGAGAAATACATACTCTGAGTATAAAGCAAATCGTCAGATAAAACGAATTACTAACTTTAATGTATTTTCCACATTAGAAGAAGAATCAGAATCGGTTTCTACTCAAATGATGCGTTTATTAGACTATCTAAAAACGTTACCTGTTAGTATTTCAATCATTGATAAAATTGAAGCAGATGATACAATAGCTTATTTGTCTCAGAAATTAAAGGACGATGTTATAATTTATTCTGCGGATCAGGATTTTTTACAATTGGTAAATAAAAGAATTACAGTTTATTCACCAATTAAAAAGAAATTTTATAGACCTAATGATGTATTCGAACAATACGGAATGCACCCCTATAATTTTATTACAATGAAATGCTTAATGGGGGACAAATCAGATAATCTCCCAGGTGTTAAAGGTTTAGGTCCTAAAAAATTGATGAAGTATTTTCCTGAAATAGCAGGCAAAGAAAAATTTACATTACAGGAAGCATATCAAAAAGCAACTGATAAAGTAGATGAACATGGGATCTATGGTAATGTTCATTTGTTCAAAAATCAACTTGAGATAAATTATGAGTTGATGTGTTTAGAAGAAATTGAATTAGTTGAAAGAGACCAAAAAGAATTAGATGAACTTATAGAAACAAATCCCTATAACTTTAATAAATCTAAATTTTTAGGGATGTATGAAAAAGATTTATTAGGTCGTGGAATTCCTAATACAGAATTTTGGTTATCAGAAGTATTTTCTTATCTTCAAAACTATAAGATTAAATAAGTTATGACATTAAAGAGTTTATCTCAATACGGCCCTCATTTTCAAGTAAAGGTTATACATTCGTTATTAAAAAATAAGAAATTTTTACTTAATATTAGGGATGTAATTATACCTTCTTATTTCGAAAACCAAGCTCACCAATGGCTTGTAAAGGAGACATTACAGTATTTTGATGAATTTCATTCTACACCTACACTAGATTTTCTTAAGATCGAAGTTAAAAAGTTAGATAATGATGTTTTAAAAACAGCAATTGTTGATCAATTAAAAGAAGTTTACAAAATGGTAAACGATGATCAAGAATTTGTTGAACAAGAATTTCAAAATTTCTGTAAAAACCAAGCATTAAAATCCGCATTATTAAGATCAGTTGATTTACTTCAAGATGGGATGTTTGATGACATTAGGTTTACAATTGATAATGCATTAAAAGCTGGACAAGACAAGAATATAGGGCACGAATATCTTAAAGACGTAGCATCCCGTTATAAAGAAGAAGACCGTCAAGTAATACCTACTCCTTGGCCAATTATTAATGAAAGATTAATGGGTGGTTTAGGTGGAGGTGACTTTGGTCTAATATTTGGTTCTCCAGGCGGGGGTAAATCATGGACAATGGTTGCTTTAGGTGCCCACGCTGTAAAATTAGGATTAAATGTTGCTCACTATACATTAGAATTATCTGAAGGTTATGTTGGTAAAAGATATGATGCACATTTTGTAAACCAACCTGTAAATACAGTGCATCTACACCAAGATAAAGTCAAAACTTATTTAGAAAACCTAAAAGGTAGTTTAACTATTAAAGAATATGCCCCGGGACATGCTTCAATTACTACAATTGAAGGTCACGTTCAAAAAATGACAGATTTAGGTTATCCACCTGATATGATTTTAATTGATTATGTTGATTTATTAAAAAGTAGTAGTAATTCTAAAGACGAAAAAGAACGTTTAGATAATACTTATGTTTCTACTAAAGCTTTAGCACGCACTTTAAATATTCCTGTATGGTCTGTATCTCAGGTTAATAGAGCAGGTGCAAAAGATGATGTAATTGAAGGGGATAAAGCAGCAGGTTCATATAATAAAATTATGATTACAGATTTCTGTATGTCTTTATCAAGATTACCTCAAGATAAAGTTAATGGTACAGGAAGATTTTTCTTAATGAAAAATAGATATGGTATGGATGGAATGACTTATCACGCAGATGTAGATGTTTCAACAGGTCATATAGAAATGGATGAAAATCCAAGAGAATTACCTGATCCTTCAACTAATCCCCAACCCGCATTTGCAAACGAGAAAACAGAACAAGATAGAAAGCAACTAGCTCCACTTGCTAATAATTTCTTTTCAAACCAATCAAACCCTTCGTGATATATACTATAGTTATTGACCCGTTTTTAAAAAAATAATTTATGAGAGACATCAAACAAGAAAGAGTTGTATATAAGCCATTTGAATACCAAGAAGCATCAGATTATTGGCTAAAACAACAACAAGCACACTGGTTACATACTGAAGTGCCTATGATGTCAGATATAACAGATTGGAAACAAAACTTAAATGAAACTGAAAAAAACATTATCGGTTCTATTTTAAAAGGTTTTGCCCAAACTGAAACAGTAGTAAACGATTACTGGACAAATTTAGTTACATCTTGGTTTAGAAAACCAGAAATCATTAAAATGGGTGTTACGTTTGGAGCATTTGAAACTATTCATGCCGAAGCTTATTCCCTATTAAACGAAACTTTAGGTTTAGATAATTTTAGTGAATTCTTAGAAGATGAAGCTACAATGGCTAAAATCGAAAACTTAATGAATGTTAGAGATGCTCATGATGGAACACCTGATTGGAGTGCTAGAGCAAAATCCTTAGCTATATTCTCAGCATTTACAGAAGGTGTAAATTTATTTTCTTCATTTGCTATTTTACTTTCTTTTAAATTAAGAAACTTACTTAAAGGAGTAGGACAGATAGTAGAGTGGAGTATTAGAGATGAATCATTACATTCAAATGCTGGATGTTGGTTATTCAGAACATTACTAGAAGAAAACCCTGATTTAAACACTCCCGAATTACGTGCTTCAATTGAAGAAGCAGCAAAGTTATCTTTAAAGTTAGAATTAGATTTTATTGATAAAGTATATGAAATGGGAGATTTAGAAGGTTGCCCAAAATACGATTTAGTATCCTTTATCAAACATAGAGTAAATACTAAAATGAGCGATTTAGGTTATGGAGCTATCGTAAACGATATAGACCCAGATGCTATACAAAGAATGAAATGGTTTGATTCTTTATCAGCTGGAAAACAACATACTGACTTCTTTGCAAGTCGAGTTACTAATTATTCAAAAGGTGCCCAAAATTGGGACGCAAATGATTTATTTTAATGGACGTAATTGATACAAGCACCTGGGAAGCAGGAAAAGATTATCCTATCTGGATGGATGAAATCTCTTTAGCAACAATCTCTAAAGGATACTTATTACCAGGAGAAACACCTAAAAAAGCTTATAGAAGAGTAGCATTAGCTGTTGCTGCTAGGCTTAAAAAACCAGAATTAGAAAACAAATTCTTTAAAATTATATGGAATGGGTGGTTAGGTTTAGCCTCCCCTGTTTTATCTAATATGGGAACTGATCGTGGTTTACCTATTTCATGTTTTGGAGTAGATACACCTGATTCTATTAGAGGAATTAGTTTAACAAACGCTGAATTAATGAAATTAACTTCTCAAGGTGGAGGAGTAGGTATTTCTGTTTCTAGAATACGTCCTAGAGGAACTGAAATTACAGGAAATGGCAAATCAGAAGGTGTTGTTCCATGGTGTAAAATATATGATTCAGCTATTATAGCGACTAACCAAGGTTCAGTAAGACGTGGTGCTGCTTCAGTTAACTTAGATATTGAACATCCAGATATTGAAGAATTTTTACAAATTCGTAGACCAAAAGGTGACCCAAATAGACAATGTTTGAACTTACACCAATGTGTTGTTGTAGGAGATAATTTTATGCGTAAACTAGAATCAAGAGACCAAGATTCTATGGCATTATGGGCTGAAGTATTAAAGTCAAGAATGGAAACGGGTGAACCTTACATTATGTACAAAGATAATGTAAATAAAAATAACCCTATCGCTTACATGATGAATAATCTTGATGTAAGTATGACTAATATTTGTACAGAAATTACATTATTTACAGATGAAGAACATTCATTTATCTGTTGTTTATCTTCTTTAAATTTAGCCAAATATGACGAGTGGAAAGATACAGATGCTGTAGAATTATCTACTTGGTTTTTAGATGGTGTAATGCAAGAATTTATAGACAAATCTAATGGTAAAGATTCTTTAAAAAGAACTCATGCTCATGCTAAAAAAGGTAGAGCATTAGGTTTAGGAGTAATGGGATGGCATACTTACCTACAACAAAAAGGAATGCCTTTTAATTCAATAGCATCTACAGCTTATACCCACAATATATTTTCCGATCTTAAATTAAAAGCTGAAAAAGCATCAAGAGATTTAGCAGCTGAATACGGAGAACCACTATGGTGCAAAGGTACTGGAATGAGAAACACACATTTACTTGCTGTAGCTCCTACCGTATCGAACAGCGTTATTACTGGTGGTATTTCCGCTGGTATTGAGCCGTTACCCGCTAATATTTACACATTTAACGGCGCTAAAGGAACATTTATCCGTAAAAATAAAGTATTAGAAACAATATTAGAAAATAAGGGAGAAAACAAAGAAAAATGGTGGGATCAAATGCTAGCCGATGGAGGTTCAGCTCAAAACTTACCTGATACTGTTCTATCTCCAGAAGAAAAGGAACTATTTTTAACGTTCCCTGAAATTAATCAACTCGAGTTAGTGCGCCAAGCCGCTATTCGCCAAAGATATCTAGATCAAACACAATCATTAAAC